CTTTGACCGCGGCAGGCTTAGCAGCTTTGGTTTCGGTAGCAGCTGGTGCGGCTGCAGCTGGTGCGCCGTTCTTGGCAACGAACTTCTTTGCGCCTTCGATGTCGCAGTAGAAGGTACCGTCGCGGCTGACGATGAAGTCGTCATAATCAGACTTGGTGACGCCAATTTTGCGCAGGGCAGAAGTGGCAGAATCGCGTGCAGCGTATTTGGTGGCGTTTGACATGTTCATGGTTTGGTCCTCAGGCTTGGTTGATGAAATACACATTCAGGATTGTTTGTGTATGAATGAATTATAGTGTGCTCCATGCTGCTTGTAAACACTTATTTGCAATTATTTTGATTTATTTGCACTATCACAAATACCAGTGTTCTTCCATGATGCTTTTGGTCCAAGAACTGGACCGCTGCTTTTGATACGGCAGCACGCCAAAGCATCAAATTGGAATATGTGGTATTTTCCACAGATCGAGCATTTGAATTTAACAGGCATACTAACTATCACAGATATGAGTGTTCGTATTTGGCAACGTAGGCTTCCACGGCCAGCGTCTCGACCTGCTCAGAGGTGAGCTTCATCACGCCGCAGGTCAGCTTATGGCCGAACGTGGTTTCAGTGCCATTGCAAGGAGGATAGATCTTGCGGTTCTTTTCCAGCGTGGTGATACTGTAATGACGGCAGCCATCTATTTCGACGAATGCGGTTACCACACCGTCTTGGTAGACGTCAGCAAATCCAGGGAAGTCGAATGAGCGCACAACGTCTCCGATAGTGATCGAGCAGTCTGGGGTCTTTGGGTGAGCAAGTTTCATGTTGGTCCTCAGCGTAAGGATGCTGCACGATGTTGTGCAGTGATGCTATTATACTGTGAGCCATTCCACTTGTAAACAACTATTTGTGAGTTGATTTACTGGCTATAAACGTGTTGCGCAGGTCCGTTCCTCCCAGCCGGTAAGGTTTGCCATGACGGCAATTGTATCATGGCATCATAAACCTGTAAACACTTATTTGCAAGCGTTCAATACTTTTTGGTCTTGACTGGCGCATCATTCAAGTGCGCTTGGATCGCTGCTGGCAAGGCGAATCCCCACTTTTCAAGGTTCCTGACGATGTAGTATCGGTCAGTCTTGCCTTTTGCTGTGATTGGCTTTCCGCCAAGTGCGTAGATAATGCCAACACGACGGAGTTCACGGCCGAGTCCATTAGCCGTCGTTCCAGTTTTGCCATCTGGGTCATACAAGTTAAGTAGCTCTCGGTTTGTGTAGAGGTCATGGTGTAGATCAATCTGGCCGACTTTGAGGATCTCTTCAGGAGATGTCAGGAGTGCTGAGACCCATGCACCAAGATCTGAGCGGACGTCAGCGATCATCCGTTCCTTTGCGGCCGTGCGGTATGCAGGTGCAGCTGGATTGAAGTCACTGCAGTCCACCTCATGCATCAAGTAGTTGAAGAGTGCTGCGGGTCCTGTGGTTTCAAGCCACAGTCCATAGTCTACGTAAAACGCTTCATCGAGTGGAGGTGAAACGATCTCATGTATAAAAGCACGCCTGTCGTCGTCTTCAAGGAACAACGCTGTTGGTCCGTTAGCGGTGAAGTAGTAATTAATACAGTCGGGCACGGTGAAAGATTGGACGTGCTTAATGTTAAGACGCAATTCCTTTTGGGTAATGAACTTCTTGAGACGGTCTGAATCATGACGTTTATCTGAGCCAGTGACGTCATCGCCCATGACAAACTGCTTGTTCTCTGCCCATTCGTTGAATCCGTCATACAAGTCTTTCTGGTTGAGTTCAGTGAAGTTCTTCCCGTAGATGGCACCCATCGTGTATCCAATGAGCGACTTCCCAGTACCATGCTTAACACCCCATAGCAGCGCAGACGTGAACAGCTTTGTCCCTGGGTATTGCAGTGGATACGCCAACCACTTGATGAACCAGTCTCTTGCAGCGTTGTCGTTCTTGAATAGGTGTTCAATAAGGTCTAGGAACGGCTGCACAACACCCTCTTCTGGGCTGCATCCCCAACCTGGCCAAGTATTCCATTGTTTCCGCCCATGCTGCTCGACTAGCTGCTCATGGCCTGGCATATACGTCAGCTGGTCAGCTTCGACCCGTAACGGCCACTTGAGCCAAGCAGCAGCTGCAGACACTGAGCGTATCGAGATTGCACCTGATGGTGACAGATACTGCTCAGCAAATTCTGTGGTCAGCGCGTGATCCTTGAAGGCTGAGGGTGCAACCTTTTGGCCTGTGTCTCTTACGAGCACTATGCCCGGGTTTTTAACGTAAACATATTTGTTGCTGATGTTGAACAGCGGTTGGGCCAGCGTGAGGATCTGGGCAGTATCGTCCATGAGTGTCTGGAAGCTCTCAGTGTTGCGGACGACCAGATAGTCATCAAGGCCAGTCTTGCCATCGTCTATCACGCTTGGCATGGGAAGTACATACGGAATTGCTCCGCGAGATGCCAAGACTTCTGCCAGCTCATTGAGTGCATTGCACACATTCTCATTGGTCCTTGTGTCTGAGTCGTAGCAGATGAACACACGACGCTTGATCCAGTTTATCTGTTCAAGCTCAGGCAACAGCATGAAACCAGACTTGGCTGACTTATACGACTGCACACCACCAAGGCCGATTGTGGCAAACCCTTCCTTGCATGCCTTGGCAGCTTTTAGTTCACCTTCGGTTATGATCAGAGGTTCATTAGGATCATCTAGGATATCATCCCACGCAACGTTGGTAGGGAAGTACGCGGCTATACCAGAGTCCGGTGGCTGCAAGTAGCGCAGTGGTTTCTTTTTGGACTGAGCATCAAACCCGCCAGGTTCCTTAAGGATACGAACCCGGCTGTATTCAGGCCAATGTGGTTTGAATGTGAACGGCTTGCCTGTACGAGGATCCATGTAATTGAATACAAGGGCAGGAAGCGGTGGGTAACTCTTATCAACGGTCGTTGCTGACTCAACATACGTGATGTGCAGCTGCTTAGCATCTGCTAGAGTAAGACCGGAGGATTCGAGTTTCTTGGTGGCAAGTTCTTTGGCTTCAGCCATGTGCCACCTCTATAGAGGGTGCCAACACGACGCAGACGGCAATTTGCTGAGGACCACCTGTGAAAGCAACAGTCTGGATTTCGGGCCAGAGGTTGCGCGCACTATCTGCGCCGCGTTGACGAAACCGATTGTATGTCATAAGGGAAAGTGGTGTTTATTTATGTTCTTTTTTGAAGAGTTCTGAATAGTAATTCAGTTCTTCCTCGCTCATCCTTGTGCAGATGTAGCGGCCTTCGATACGTTCGCCAGTACGAGAATGCTTAAGGTAGATTTCCTTTTCGAAGGTTCTTGTGTTGCCGACTCGGACCCGGATTGAGGTCTCGGTGACCATCATTAGTTCAGCAGCCTCCTTCAATGAACAAGGTTTTGGGAGCATCTGATTCTGTACCTCGACCCAGTAACGCTTCAAATGTAGCCGACGAAGCTCCACAAGGCGTTTGAATGATTTACGCGCTGCTGAGTTCCTTGCTTCTTGGTGCAAGGCAACACGGTTCTTCATAAACGTGTTCTCGATTTTGTGGTGCAAGCACAATGCTTCGATCTGCTCAGATAATTCAAGTCTCTTCTTGAGCTGGATACATTTCAGCACATCTTCGAGCTTTGCTCCAAGCTCTTGGTTCTTAGCCATTCCATTCCCCATACATTAAATAGAAGGACTAAATTCTAGCCCGTTTTAGCCTTTAGCGGAATAAGCGCGAAAACGCTCCTACTACCCCTATATTAGGGTGCTATAGACTTCTCTCTTATTCTATTCTTAGAATTCTCTAGAGCTACCTTTTGTTTGCTAAGTATACGATTCCGCTAAGAATTTAATTCTGCTTTTCTATTTACTTTTGCTTGGTTTTATGTTATACGCGCTGAAATTGATTAGTTGTCGGCCCATTGCGCTGTGATTTGTGAGCGAAGTCGTAACGTGCAACGCACCGCGCACATAGTGGACCGCACCAAGTACAATGCGCTCAGTTCAATCACAACGAGCGAAGGACAAACCTGTGGCCACTAAGACCCAGGTCAAGCAGCAGGCTGTAAAGCCAGCGGCAAAGGCCAAAGCACAAACAGTCATTGATGCACCACGCAAACCATCTGCGCGTGCTTCAATCAATTCAGCGTACAAAGCACGGCAAAGCAAGGGCATTGTCAGACCTGCCCCAGTCGTGGACATCTTGCCAGACGGTCGTAAGGTCAAAGTGCAGAGCAAAAGGGGCAATGCACCTGGCAGCCAAGACGTGATCATCCACAAGGACAGCTGGATGAGGCACGGGATCCAGTCGTTCACACCACTGACCTCGGTCACAGTCCCTGCGCTGCTAGGTGCTATCGCGGCCACTGGGAACCTCACACTAGCATGCGAGCAGCTGAACATGAGCAGGCTGTCTGTGTACGCGTTCAAGGCTGAAAGCCCAGAGTTTGCCAAGGCATTGAACGAAGCGCAGCAGCTAGGTGTCGAAGCATGGAAGGACGCAGCAGCCAAGCGCGCATTCCAAGGCTGGGAGCGTCCCATCTACCAGCAAGGCTTGCAGGTTGGTGCTGACCGCCACTTCAGTGACACGCTTGCTCTTGCCTTCCTCAAGGCCGCAGACCCAGAGCACTTCCAAGACCGGAGCCGCATGGAACTAGGACCTGCGGGTGCAGATGGTGGCGGCTTGTTCTCAGGCAAGACTGAGGAAGACATCAACGAAGCCCTTACCAACAAGATGAAAGCACTGGCCATCGTTGTCGAGAGCAGCAAGAAGACCGGCACAGACGTATGAAGATCCCCACCACGCTCGCAGCCACCAAGACCAAGCCGCAGTTCCACGTTCCCAAGTTCAGGGCTGTCACAGCAAGCCCCATGATGCGTGAAGACAAGCTGTCGTTGTACACGGTGGCTGACGAGATGGAGCGGAGGCTGTGTGAATCGTCGCTGCACGCGTTCTTGCAGTTCGCCTGGCCAATCATGGAGCCGGGTCGTATGTTCGTCGACAACTGGCACCTGCGTGCCATCTCAGAGCATCTCGAGGCCGTGAGCAGGCGGGAAATTACTCGGCTCCTCATCAACGTGCCGTTCCGTACGTCTAAGTCCACAATCACGTCGGTTGCCTGGCCAGCATGGACCTGGATCCACGACCCGAGCCATCAGTGGTTGTGTGGCAGCTATGCGTCTAAGCTCGCCATCCGTGACAACTTGAAGATGCGTCGCTTGGTCACAAGCTCTTGGTACCAGAAGCATTGGGGTAGCAAGGTGCGGCTGGCATCGGACCAGAACGAGAAGATCAGGTTCCAGAACGAATCGATGGGTTACCGCATTGCGTTCGGTATGACGGGCGGAGTCATGGGCGATGGTGGTGACACTGTGCTCATTGACGACCCGCACGACCGCAACGGTGCGCACTCAGAGGCCGAGCGCGAGACTGCATTGACCACGTTCGACGAGGGCATCATCAGCCGGTTGAACGACCCCATTGACGGTGCCATCTGCATCATCATGCAGCGGCTGCACCAGAATGATCTGAGCGGCCACGTGCTGAAGCAAGGCGGCTGGGACCACCTCATGCTGCCCATGGAGTACGAGCCGCAGCGTCGGTGCAAGACGTCGATCGGGTTCCAGGACCCAAGGAAAAAGGACGGAGAACTCTTGTGGACAGCACGGTTTGATGAATCAACTGTCGAGAAGCTGAAGCGGTCGCTAGGTTCGTACGGAGCAGCTGGGCAGTTAGCACAACGGCCTGCGCCTGACGGTGGCGGGATCCTTAACACAGAGTTCTTCGAGCTTTGGCCAAGGAACAAGGACCTGCCAGACCTGTTCTTTGTGCTGCAGTCGTACGACACAGCATTCACTGAGAAGCACCAGGTCAAAGGCGATCCTTCAGCAGGCACCATCTGGGGCATCGGCGAGCACGAGTTCGGTGAACGCAAGGGCAAGAAGTTTGCCATACTGCTCGATGCTTGGGCTGACCAGCTCAGCTACCCGAACCTCAAGAAGAAGGTCATGGAGGATTGGCAGGCCACATACGGCGGGATCAAGGACGACCAGCTGCACCCAAGCCGTAGGCCAGACGCCATCCTCATCGAGAAGAAAGCAAGTGGGCAGTCATTGATCCAAGACCTGAGAGCACGCAACCTGCCGGTCCAGGACTACGACCCAGGACGTGCTGACAAAGTGGCTCGTGCACACATGACAGCACCATTCCTTGAGGACTGCGTGTTCTACCTCATCGAATCAAAGAAGGACCCAGGCAAGCCAGTCACGTGGGCACGTCCATTGGTAGAACAATGTGAGCAGTTCCCGAATGGCGAGCACGACGACCTTGTGGACACGTTTACACAAGCCTGCATTTACTTCCGTGATTCTGGCTTCCTGGAGTTCGAAGTTATCCCTGATGACGAGGTTGAAGAAATCGACTACGCCACACAAAGAAAAGCGCGTCAGAACCCGTACAAGCGCTAGTCCACAAGTGCAAAGTGGCTAGAATCTGCCAAACGACGAGCGGAGTAGTCTCATGGTAGAATTGGTTGTCTCCCTAGCCGCTACTTTGCAGTTGCCGGCTCTTCGCCCAGGGCTCACAAGGTCCTGGGCATTTTTCCATGGCTAATTGGGCTCAACTTATCAAGTCTTCGGGCGGAACTCTTCGCCGCATGGCCGAAGAGATGGAAACACTGCAACTTCCTGAACAGCTCAAAGGGATCTTCCCAACAGCAACTGGTGAGACCATCCCAGTTTATCATGGTTCTCCACACGCTTTTGACGAGGTCAATTTCACTGACAACCTGCGCACAGGTGAAGGTGCAATGGCCTTCGGACCTGGCGGCTACACATCTGGCAACCGACCACTGGCCAAGCACTATGCAGACACGCTGAGCAAAGGCAAATTCATCCAGCCACGCAGGCCAAGCGGTCCGTTGGGTGACACATTCCTCACAATGCAGAAAGCACTGCGCCTTGATCCTGAAGCAGCTATTGCATACATGCAAGGAAAAACTTTCAACAAGGCTGAGACCATTGGGCTGACAAACCCAAATCGAGTCATGCCCACTGGTGAAAAAGCGGTTTACAACTATCGTCCTGGTGACGACTTGCCTGTATCAACTGGCAATGACGTCAACATTGATGCTTACCGCGAGTGGTTGAAAGAAAAAGGTGTTACCCCTGAGGAACTCAGGCTTCGCCGCATGGTTCCAGGCAACATGGATGAACTGCTTCGCATTGGTGATCGCCTGGCAGGAGGACCCAGTCCCATTCTGGGCTCAAAGCCAGCAGGTACAAGGGTATTGCGTGATGGTGTTGGTCCTTTCCGTAACCGGATGGATCTGAATCCTGGTGAAGAATGGATGGGTAATGACACAAGCGTTGTCAACAACCTGCGTGCAACGGCCGCGGCACAAGCAGGTGTGCCAGGTCCTATGTACAAAGCATCGCTCAGCAACTATTCGCCAGGTACTGGGACAGGTCGTGTCCCGATTGGCGACCTTGGTCCTTTGAAGAACTGGGATGGCAAGATTATTCCTGGTAAGCCTGGGCAGCAGATGCCAAGTACAGATCCAAAGATCTACGAAATGGCATTGCACGCTAACCCTAACCTGCTGCTGTTCCAAGACTATCCGCTTGAAGCCCAGACAGCAATCCACGGTGCACTCAGCCGTCTATACGACATTTCAGGTATCAAGCCATTGCCAATGACGGCAAAGGGCGAAGAGCTCATCAAAAAGCTGCCAAACGACGCACGTGGCATGCAGATGATGAACGAAGCAGGTATTCCTGCATCAGCGTTCTTGCGAGCTGGCCGTAGAGGCGATAGCTCGATCCCATCGGCGTTCAATCCTGACGACTACAACTTTGTCATTCACAATGACGATGCCCTTAAGATTCTTGATGTCAAGAACAAGAAGAAAGGCGGAACGGTATGACCGAGCCCACCGAAAAGCAGATCAAAGCTGGCAATTACCCAAAGGGCCACGTCTATGCCCATGGGATGCGCATCAGCATCGAAACGCCTGCTGACGAGTTCCGTAGCGGAACGGACAAAGAAGGCAACGAGTGGTCAAACCGCATGCAGTACGACTACGGATACATCCGTGGCACTGAGGGCAACGACGGTGACCATCTTGACGTGTTCCTGGGTCCTGACTACAAGGACCACCAGTTTCCAGTACACGTAATTGACCAGCACGATCCAGATACTGGCAAATTTGACGAGCATAAGGTCATGATGGGCTTTCCTGACAAAAAGTCAGCACTTGATGCTTATCATGCGCATTATCCTGAAGACTGGAAGGGCGCTAAAGCCATCACTCCGCTCCATGTCGACGACTTCAAGGACTGGGCACTGAAACCAGGCATCAGGAAGAAGCCTCTGTCTCAGGTCAAAGGCTATGCTGAAGGCGGTTCTGTCGGCGGGTTCTTGGCTGATCCACAAAGCTGGGACGACATGGGAAAGAACCTTGGAGCCACTGCCAACCGGACTCTTATCGGCTTGGCGGGCCTTGGTCCCGACGTCATCAACTGGGGCCTAAAGCAGATACCTAGATCGCGTTCTCTCAGCGACGTTGTTAAAGGCAATACCGATCTTGGCTGGGGCTCATCTGAGCCAATCGGAGGGACGGACTGGCTCAACCGCAAAGCCAGGGAGCATGGTATCGCCACAAGCAGTGGAAACGAGACGGCAGACGCCTGGGGCGATGCTGCTTTTGGCCTGGCAACTGCAAGCCCCACAGCACTCATGAATACGCTTGGCAAAGGGGCTCGTGGTGTTGCTCGTGGAGTAGGCCAGGCGATTGACCAAGGCATGCAAGGCGAGGGTGCTCTCAGCAAGGTACTGGCTCCAGTCCAGCCAGCTTATGCTGTGAAGCCTAAAGGCGGCAACTGGTCTACGACACTTGGATCAAACCCTTCGCACCTTACTTTCCATGATATTACTGGAGATTCTGTCGCTACTAATCAATGGCGCGACAAAACACTTGCCAAGTATATCAGTACACAACTTGGAACCGCTGACGATCCGTTACTTGCCCTTGAAAAAGAAGGAAGACTCCACGTTGACAAAGACCAGCTTATCGAGTCTGCAATGGACGGGCGCTATGGCGAAGCATACGGATATGACGGAGACCTTTTCAAAGGAGATGCTAGACACGAGGAGCTGACAGGAAGGAAGTTGCGCACGCCCTGGGAAGCAAATGCAGATTCTTCTATGCGGTCACACGGTCCCCAGACAGAAATACAAGCACTCAAGGATCTTGCACACAAGCGTCCGGCAGATGGTCGTTCATGGATTGATCACGGTGCAGAAGTCGATCCTGATACTGGCGAAGTCCTGTACCATGAACTTCCTCTCAAGGCTTGGTCTGAAGCCCATCCTGGAAATGCTTACCTTGCCAAACACCAGTGGCTGGAATCTGCTCCAAGAGGTACAGACATCTGGAACGTGACAAGCCTTGACAACCTTGGTTTCCAGCACATGCTTGATTATTTGGGGTCTGCTACAGATGCCCATGCTGCACTTGAACACCATGGATCAATTGAGGCTATGCGTACAGCAGCCCAAGGTGCTCTTCCAAATGCTGCAATTCACGACCTCATTCCAATGGTTGAGCGCAATCTGCATTTGTCGCCAGAGCAATTGTCGCGTACGTCAGTTGCCGACGCATCAGCAAAAACCTCAGAGTGGAACAAACTGCTGAGTTCTAGGAAAGCAACAGAGACTTCTGCACAGGTACCTACGTTCAGGGAATACGAAAATGGTTCCTACTGGAAGTCTATCCCAGACGTGAACACAGACAAAGATGCCCTTTCTTATGCAATGGCACACGGCAGAGATGCCGGATGGTGCACTATGCAGAATGGACTGTGCAGCCTTTATGGCAGCGGAGGAAGCCGCTTGCACATCCTTCACGATGCTGAAGGCAAGCCAAAAGTCCAGATCATGACAAAAGAAGGTGATTCCACAATGGAAGGTGCTTCTCAAATGTTCCATCAGGCACACGGTCGTTTTCCAGGAAGCGTAAACGAACTTGATGAATGGGCAGGTGAAAACGGAATCCGCATCAATGACAGCACTGAACCTGGTAACCCGTCTATTGCTGAAATCAAAGGGCGCCGTAATGGTAGTCCAGATGCTTCGGATATTCCAGCCATCCAAGACTTTATCAAGACGTATTCACCAAACTGGGATGATATTGGTGATTTGCGCAATTCTGGAATGGCAAAGTACCAGGGCAAGTACGCTCCGATAAGAGAAGTCGAAACGCTTCTTAAGCCTCGCATCAAAGAAGCTCGAGATTTTCTTGATAACCATCCGGCATTTGAGTCACATCGGCAGGCTGAAAAAGATTTCTTAGATTTTCTCCATAGTGGAAACAGCAGGTATGACGAGCAAGGCACGGCTCAAATGAGGCACCTTGAGCGTGGAGCAGGACAGCCACTGCATCAAAACATGCCGTATACCATGCGTGAAATGAAGGCAATGCTGGACTACCCGGCAGATTGGGTCAACGGTAGAGACGAGTCAAAATATGATGTGCTTCAAAAGCACCTTGGAAGAATAGACGCTTTGAAGAGCCTTGTCCAAGATGGTGCTCATCGTGATGTCCACACATATCCGCCAAAGTTTGCGTCAGGTGGCACAGTTGGTGGCAACAACCTGCAGATTGCACCTCTTGGTGGCTGGGGCTGGGGTTATATGAATAGCGGTCAACCAGGAACAATGCCTGCGCCTCAGCCTGTACAAGCGCCAGACTTCAGCATTGAGAAGTTCAACCCAGGCGGAAACAGCACAAGCATTATCAATCCTGGTGGAGATCACACTGATTTTAGCTCTGGTGCGCGTGGTGCAGATACTGGCATTGCAGGTGGCATTGGAAAGATTGCAAGCATGACTGGTGCATTCAACACCATTGCAAGGGATCCTAACCTTGGTGCTCTTAGCTCTTATGCAGGTGCTATTGCAGGTGCTGCTGACGGCCAGTACGGTGGCGTTGGTGGACTCATTGGGCGTGCAGCAACTGACGGAAACCCAATTGGAAAGCTTGCAGGTACCTTGCTTGGCGGACTTGTAAGCGACACTCCAATGTCCACAAGAGACGCAATGAGCACAGCTGTAGGATTTGTGCCTGGTATTGGAACCGCTTATAGCTTAGGTAACTTCGTTACTGGAGGCGCTCTTGCAGACGCAGCGTTTGGATCCAATGTAAAACCCACAGAAAGTGGAGGTTACGTACCTGCTCAGCCTGGGTGGTTTGGTAACTTTGGTCTACAATCCACACCAAAGATCGATGCCAGCAACCTTGCAGCTTCAATGAACAACCCAGACTATAGCAACGAAGTCCACCTTGCTATTACTCAGCCAAATACTGTCAACACAAACAATATGGACAATGAAAAGCCTGCGGCCCCTGTAGCGCCCGCACCAGCACAATCAGACTACAGCAACGAAGGACGTAACTATGGTGGTCCAGGTGGAAATAGTGGAGCTGCTACAGGCGGCAACAATGGCGATGCATCAGGCGGTGGCGATCGTGGTACCCGCGGCGGATTCTAAGGAAGTAACATGAAAAAGACACGCGTCCATCCAATGGCAGATCTTCCTCCTGTAGACCAGGACAATTCAACTGCACCAGAAGACACGGACCAGGAGTCAGTTATCCCTGGAATTCCTGACGGCGATGGTGACTCAGACGTCATTGACGATGACAATATGGAACTGCAAGAGGATGGCAGCTATATTATTAAGGACGATGACGATGAAGATGAAAAAGGTTCTGTTGAGTTTGACTCAAACTTGGCAGATGACGTCATTCCTGAAGATGAACTGACCCAACTGGGGACCGAATTCATTGAACTGATTGCCGCAGACAAAGAAGCCCGCAAGGACCGTGACAAGCAATACGCTGAAGGTATCCGCAAGACTGGACTTAGTGGTGGTAAGAATTCAGGTGCTGACTTTGACGGGGCCAGCCAAGTTGTCCACCCGATGATTGCCAAGGGTTGCGTTGACTTTGCATCCAAAGCCATCAAGGAACTGTTCCCATCAGCCGGGCCTGTACGCACACAGATCATGGGTGACCAGACAGAGTCTAAGATTGACCGCGCAGAGCGCAAGAAGACGTACATGAACTGGCAGCTCACTGAGCAGATTCCAGAGCACCGTCCTGAATTTGAAAAGATGCTAAGCCAGCTGCCACTGGGAGGATCCCAATACAAACGCTGGTGGCGTGATGCTGATATGAAACGGGCGCGTACTGCTGCCGTCTATATCGACGATGTCTTCCTGCCATTTGACCAAAACGATTTCTATACGACGCCGCGGCTGACGCACAGGGAGTTCCTTGGACGAGCTGAATTTGAAGCTCGTGTAGCCTCTGGTCTTTACAGGGAACTTGACGTCTCAAACCTTGGAGATACTCCAGAACGCAGCGATGCAGAAAAAGCCTCACGTGAAGTTGAAGGTGTTAATGATGACGCTGCAGCTTATCTGTCTACAGGCGGAACACGTGAAACCTACTGTGTTTACGCAAACCTTGAGTTGAAAAGTGATCCTCTCACCAAAGGCAAACTGGCTCCGTACGTTCTTCACGTTGAAGAGTATGGATCAAGTGTACTTGGCATTTATCGTAACTGGGCTGAAAAAGATGAGCGCCGGCAAAAACTGCATTGGATGGTTGAATACAACTTCATCCCATGGCGCGGTGCTTATGCAATTGGACTTGCTCACCTGATCGGAACCTTGAGTACTGCATCAACAGGTGCACTCAATGCACTCCTGGACTCTGCACACATTGCAAGTTTCCCTGGTGGCCTTAAACTCAAGTCTGGAAGGACGTCTGGCCAGACTGTCCAAATCAACCCTACTGAGCTGGTTGAAATTGATTCTCCAGCAGGTGTTGACGACATCCGCAAGTTGGTCATGGCTTTCCCGTTCAATGGGCCCAGCCAAGTGCTTAACGTACTGCTTGAATGGCTTACTCAACAAGCTGAAATGGTTGTTAGCACAGCTTCTGAAAAGATTGCTGATGCAGGTGCCAATATGCCTATGGGCACGGCTTTGGCTCTTATTGAAGGTGGTAGCACAAACTTCAGTGCTATTCATGCACGCTTGCACCACTCAGCCCGCAAAGAGCTTGAAATCCTGCACCGTCTCAATGCCACATACATGAAGGATCAAGAGACCGTTGAGGAGCTTGGTGAACTGGTTGTCTATAAAGAAGACTTCCAGGGTCCAATGGACATCATCCCAGTCAGTGACCCCAACATCTTTAGTGAAGCTCAGCGGTACGCTCAACTGCAAGCTGTTCTGCAACTAGAAGCAATGCCGCAGTTCCAGCCATTGTTCAAGCCTGAACGTTTGCTAGTACGGGCTCTCAGGTTGCTCCAGATCAGTTACGCAGACGATATTGCAAACCTGCCTAAAGATCCAAAGCGGATGACCTCCGTGGATGAAAATGCGGCAGCTGCTCTTGACGATGGAACACCGCTCAAGGTTTATGAGGAGCAAGACGACCTTAGCCACCTGGAAAGCCACGTTACGTTCATGACGTCTCCGCTGCTTGGTGCAAACCCGTTGATTGGTTCTACGGCGCTTCCAAAACTGCTGGCTCACTGCAAAGAGCACTTGATTGCTTACTATCGCAAGCACCACAAAGCAGCGACAGAAGCATTATCTGCCATTGCAAAGCACCAGAACATGCCTCTTGACCAGCACCGCGCAGAGTCGTTGGGACACTCATTTGCTGACAAGGCAATGGCCCAGCAGCTGTCCTCAATGGTGGCACCAGGCCTTGAAAAGGCGGAGAAGCTTGCACAGCAGTTCATGCCAAAGCCACCTGCAAGCCCTGACAAACTGGCAGAGATCGCGTCCAACGAAAAGATTGCTGGTCAGACTGCCCAACTTGAAATGCAAAAAATGCAAGCTGCACAACAAGCTGATATGCAAAAGCACCAGCTTGAATTGCAAAGCAAAGCCGCTGAGCGGCAAGCCAATGACCAGAAAGAACTTCAACGGATGCAGATTGAGCTGTCATTCAAGTCTCAAGAGGCTGAAAAAGAAAGGCGCAGCAAGCTTGAACTGAGACAGCTTGAACTAAATGCAGAAGCTGCAAACAACGAACAGGATCGTGCCCTTACACAAAGCACAGCAGTTCTTGCCGCAAATATAGAAAAGATGCAGGCTGATAATGACAGCAGGATTGCACAACTGACTTTAATGGTGCAAGACAAGCAAGTAAAATCTGGTGAAGAAAACAAACGCATTCTTGCTGATATGAAAGCTCGAAGCGATCAAGCTTTGGCCGTTTTACAGTCTATGCTAGCTAAGCAAGAAGAAAGCGCAGAAGCAGCTTCTAAACCAGACATTAACTCAGTTATCACCAGTTTGCTAGAAAGCGTCCAGGAAAATGCGCAGCAATTAGCTCAGCACATGTCAGAGCAAAACGAGATGTCTAGCCAGACGCTATCAGAAATTGCAGAAGGAATGAAATCACTGCATAAGGCTCACTCAGCCCCTAGAATTGCCCAATATATACGAGATCCATCAGGAAATGTTTTAGGCGTTAAATCCACAATCGAAAACCAGGAGTAATAAATGACTATTCAATATTCCACTACTCACCGCACCAATGCTATGAGTCAGTTAAATACTGACATTGGAGCCAATGCAGTTATCAAGGTGTTTACAGGAGCGGCCCCGGCAAACTGTGGAACTGCTGATACAGGCACGCTTCTTGTCACATTTGCCGGTAATGCTGGTGGATTTGGATCTGCATCTGCTGCTGTATTGACAGCCGCTGCGGTAGCCGCTGCAACAGCCTCAGGAACAGGAACGGCGGGGTATTTCCGCATCTACCCAAGCGCTGCAACCACTACCAACGCGGTGGTTCAGGGAACCTGCGGATTGTCTGCTGCTGACATGATCCTGACCAATACGTCAATCACCAGCGGGCAGACTTGCAACTTTACTAGCCTGACAGTTACAGCCTTCGGAGTTTAACATGGCGCAGGGTACAGCAACGCTTGACTTTGGTGCCTATCCTGGCGCAAGTGATGCGTCTGTGGCGGTTACTGGTCAGACAGCGATTACGGGGTCATCTTTGGTTGAGGCATGGATATTTCCTGCTGCAACTACGGATCACAGTGCTGATGAGCATTGGGTTGAATCATTAAGGGTGTTTGCAGGAAACGTAGTCGCCGGTACAGGGTTTACTATTTACGGGCGCAATGAAAGTGAACTGTTTGAACCTGTGTCGCAGTCTGGTGGCAGTAAATCATTTGCCGGTGCTGGTGGTGGAACTGGAACTAGGTTGTATGGCAAATGGAACATTGGCTGGGTGTGGAATTAAGGAAAAATCATGGCAATTCAAGTACAAGGTAATGGCGGTGTAATTGCAGACGTTGGCGGAACAGCGTTTCGCGCGCTCAATACGCAAATCAAGCCCATTGAATACGGTGCTTTGGGACACTACAAAGCGACCCTGAGGATGTCCTCTACGGCAGCGCAAACGGCTAACTCGCGCTTGCTTGAGTTGCAAAACCCGTCTGCATCCGTGCTGATCATTCCTACTCGTTTGACAGTTCGGGCAATGCAAACCGCTGCAGGTACTGCACAGGAAAATTCACTTGATATTTACAAGGCCACCAGCTTTACGGTTGTGTCCAGCGTCAACGCGGTTACAGGTGCTGCAAGTAAGAAACGAACCAGCATGGGCGCATCTGCCGCTGCCCTGCGTTACTTGACACTAACTGGTGTTGCTGCTGGTATGACTGGTTCCACGGCAACTAAAGACACTTTGCCTATTGGAACCATCCCATACAACGTGGCGGCAGCTATTCAGACCTCTGGCCCGATTGCAAACGTTGACGTATTTGATGACGTTAACGGTACTCACCCGCTTGTCCTTGCTCAAAACGAAGGAATGGTGATTGAAAACCGTGTGCTTAACGTGACGTCCTATGGCGTGACATGGTTTATTGATCTTGCATGGGCTGAAGTACTAGCTTACTAATCCATGTCTCTGCTTCTTGCCGTACAGGGGGCAGTAACCCCTTCTGCATCAGTTGCAGTAACTGAAGGCGCTGACACTCTAGCCGCAAGAGTTGGCCCCGTAGTAGCATTTAGCAGTGCCAATACTGACGGTGTGGACGTACTGGCTGCAAGCGTTTCGGTAGTTAGTGCAAGCGTAAATTTCAGTTCAGCAACAACAGACGGTGCTGATGTCCTGGCGGCATCGGTATCGCCAATTGTTGCCATAAGCAGTTCCACCACAGATGGTGCAGACGTATTAGCATCTGCTGTATCGCCAATTGCTGCCGGTAGCGTTTCTGTCACTGACGGTTCCGATGTATTGTTATCAGCGGTATCGCCAATTGTCAATCTGAGCAGTTCCACCGCGGATGGGGCTGATGTACTAGCTAGCAACGTATCGCCTGTTGTAGGGCTTTCTAGTGCTACTACAGACGGTGCTGACACGCTATCAAGTGCTATCGCTCCGATTATTGGGGTAACAAGTGCTACGACTGACGGTGCGGACGTACTTGCGGCGGCGGTTGACCCTGTATCTGCTGGTGCTGTATCTGTATCGGTAAGCGTTACGGACGGGTCAGACACTGCAAGCGGTGCGGTTGGGCCAATCGTTGGGGTTTCTGTAGCTACAACAGATGATGCAGATTTACTTGCCTCTTTTGTTAATACAGTAGTTGGATTTTCTAGTGCGACAACAAACGGGGCAGATGCGCTTGTTTCTAGTGTTGCACCAAGAATAGATTTTAGTTCTGCTACTACAGATGGTGCCGATACTCTATCTGCTCAAATAGACGCGACTATAGCATTGTCTAGTGCTGTCACAGATGGTGCTGACACGCTGTTAGCTAATGTTTTAGTGGGAACAAGCCAGATAGATTTCAGCGCTTCTTGGAGCAATGGACCAGATACGCTAAGCGCACTAGTAGATCCTCAAGCACTTGGTAAGAGTCACACAGATCTTTATATTACACAAATGCTTGTAGATTACTACACAAAGGCATTTGACAAAAAGCCAGAGCACATACCACAGTCTTTTAACCACACAAAACCCATAAAAAGCACTGAGGTAAAAGTTGCTGAGTTGGTAAAACAAGCCAAAACCGCTCTTTTATCACAAAATGAGTATGGAGCTGCAAATGCTGTGGGCTACGCCTTAGAATATGGAGCGTTAGTGGTAGATTTTCCTGCATTCTTGAAAGAACGCAAAGAGCGAGAAGATCAAGAACTGCTACTTTTATCAACAGTTTTGTAGGAGTAACTATGGCCTCTGAAGCAGTATCCCAACACAAGCGGATGGCAATGAACAAAAGTACTGGTCACGTTTCTCGTGTATCATCTTTTGCCAAAGGGGGTTCAACAGGAAACCTCAAAACCGGCATAAAAGAAAATCCAATCACCGTTTCAAAAATGAACAATGGCGTCCCAGGTATGAAAAAGGGTGGCAAGACAAAAGACGGATGCTGATCAATGAGCGAATCTTTAGTCATTGTTCTTCACAAAAGGCGTGACGACCTAGAGCAAAGTGTATTTGAGTTTCCTCCTTCCACATGGGATGAATTTCAGAGACGTCTTGGCCAGTGGATTGAGCTGACCAATCTTATCAACGAGCTTGAGCGACTTGCACAGGAGCAAACAAATGAAAGTTAAAATCACATACATCAGTGGCCTTACTGAGACCGTAATTCAAGAGTCAGCAGCAACCCTTGAAGAATTCTGCAACATTCACTTTGGTTCTGCTTGGGAGCAGGCCAAGGAGTTTGGTGCAACGGTTGAAGAGGTTATTGAAGAAGCTGCACTTGAAGTAGAAGTCCTGCTAGGTATGTCCACAATGGATCTGGGCGCAATCAACACTGATCAAATCCAGTCTTTGACAACTGAACAGCTGTCAGCACTGAAGCCAGAAGAAATCAAGGCCCAATAAGCCACCGCTACAGGGCCGGTTGCCCTGCCTACATAGTGCTGAAGGAGCATCATGTCATTTGCAGACTCGTTAGAAATAACAGATCAACTTCCGGGCGTAAGCCCTTTTTCTTCGACCATTGAAACCGATGGCACGATGGAAGAGTTCTTCCCCAACGCTGATCCTGGTTTTACCCCGTTTGGGTCTCGTGTTGTGGTGCAATTGCGCCGCGTCAAGAACACAACTAAGAGCGGGATTGTCCTGGCAACGTCCACCAAAGAGTCTGAAGCCTGGAATACTCAGGTTGCCAAGCTTATCAAGGTGGGTCCGCTTGCATTCAAGAAGCGTGACAGTGCCGAAGACTGGCCTGAAGGCGTTTGGGCAACACTTGGCGATTACGTTCGCGTTCCCAGATGGGGCGGTGACCGCTGGTCAGTCAGCATTGCCAAAGACGTTGAGGTCGTGTTCCTGGTCTTGAATGACCACGAACTCATTGGACGCATTGACGGTGACCCACTGAAGGTACGCGCTTATGTCCTTTAAGCCTGAAGACTTCGTTGAACGGATAGAGTACCACCTCTATCAAGATACCCGCATGATGGGATGCGCATTAACTATGAAAAATGGGTTTGTTGTGCATGGTTATGCGGCTTGTACTCACTTGGTCAAGTTTGATCCGCAGGTTGGGATGAAGCTCTCTCGTGAGGATGCAATGCGCAAAACTGAGGAGATTATTGGTTTCCTCGTTTTCGAGGCAGAAGCTGCTGATAACAGAAAGCTGTTGCCAATGATCAAAGATTTTATAACCGTTCTGAAGGAGAACAAAAATGCCTGAAGCAACTACAATGGTTGGTGACTCAGACTTGTCTGATGCAGTCACTGATCAAGATCTTAAAACGCTTGACCGAGAGATTCAAACTCAGACCAAGACAGACGGTGACGGCGAAACAAAGACTGATGAACCCAATCAGACGTCTACCCAAAGTCAAGACAACAATGACGATGACGACGACGAAAGTTCTGCTCGTCACACCGCTGAAGAAAACGAAGCCGCTTCTGAGGAAGAGCGTGAACAGATCAGAGCACGCCGCAAGAAAGAACGCCTTGCACGGCGCCAGCACCAGAAGGATCGTTTTGAGACACTTCAGCGCACTGTTGAAAGTACAATGGAGCAGAATCGGATGCTTCAGCAGCGTCTTGGCCAGCTTGAGCGCAGTGATCAAGCAGCTCAGATTGCACAACTTGATGATGCCATCAAAGAGTCTGAGGATCTTGTCAACCGGTTTACAAGCATTCACGCTGATGCCGTGGCCAAAAACGACGGTGTTACGGCAACACGCGCAATCCAAAGTCTACTGTCAGCTCGTGACCGCTACACTCAACTGAGTGGTGTCAAGCAGCAAATCAACCAAGCACAAAGTGCACCATCTCCGGTTGATCCTTCAGTTGCCAAGAATGCGCAGATCTTTCATTCGCGCAACAACTGGTACAAAGGCCCACAGAGCACTGACCAAGACAGCGTCATTATGACGTCGCTTGATACCGCGGTTGCCCGCGAAGGCTTTTTGCCAAACACACCTGCATACTGGAAAGAGCTCGAAGCTCGTGCCAAGAAGTATCTTCCACACCGCTACGCTAGCGCAGATGCAGGTTCTGGTCAGCAACCCACAAACGAAGGTGGAGAAAGTGGATACAATCAGGACGAACGTGGACCACGCTCTCCAGTTGGAGGAAGTAGTCAGCGGGGTAACTCTGGTGGACAAACGAAAGGAGAGTTCAAGCTTTCAAAGGAACGTGTATCAGCAATGAAAGAAGCTGGTTTGTGGGATGATCCCGGAAAACGAGCTAAGCAAATTGCAGCATACCGCAAGTACGACACTGAACAGTCTTAAACTCAAACTTTCAAGGAAACATCATGGCAACCTCCAAACCAACTCCCAAGACAGCTCGTTCCACAACTAAATCTTCTGCTGACGATCGTGTCCGCAGAGACAAAGCTCCTACCGCACGTGGGGATCGCGGCATCGATGAAGATGCAGCACGTGCAAATCAGACCGGATTGATCAATGACATGGACGAGTTCCAAAAGCTGCTCGCAAGTGAATTTGATCAAGTGGCGCTGCCAACGCCACCTGAAATTCCCGGATGGCATGTATGCTGGCTCACAACCGGGTCTGCTTATGACACTGTGCAAAAACGTCAGCGGTTGGGGTATATACCCGTGACTGCGAGCGAACTGCCTGGGTTCGAGACTGGTGGAATAGCTTCTGCACAATTTGGTGGTGCTATCACTTGCAACGAGATGGTTCTGTTCAAAATCTCTTCTGACCGCTATCAGATGATGATGAACACGTTTCACAACATCCGTCCGTTGGAAGAGGAAGAAAACATCTACGCACAAGTGCAGGAACTGTCTGGCGATACCGATAGCAAAGGCAAACCGGCAGTCCGTAAGGTCGCAGGTGACCAGGACGACGGATTCACACAGTTGGGCAAGAGCATTGAGCGTGCCAAGAATGGTATGCCCGTGTTTGCGCCTTAATCATCAAGGAGTCTCTCTATGAGCGCCACAAGTGCACCCTTCGGGCTGCGTCCGTCATACCACCCTTCTGGGCTGGATCGGGCGCGCGAGTACAACATGGCCGCATCCTATGCAACGCCTATCTACAAAGGTAGTCCCGTTGCGTTGGTCGGCAACCTGATCAATATCGCCGCATTCCAGACGGATTGGCTAGGTTCTTTTGCCGGTGTTACTTACACCGACGTCACTGGCAAACCTACCGTGACCAATTTCTGGCCCGGTGCTTTGACTGGTGCAACGGCTATCACTGCATGGGTCTTTGATGATCCTCTGACGGTGTTTGCCATCCAGGCCAACGGTTCCATTGCAGCTAACTTGATCGGACGTCAGATTGACTTCGATTCTGGTAGCATCGCATCTGGCAGCACGTCTACTGGATTGAGCACTGCCATGGCAGCTTCTGCTGTTTTGTCAGCGACTACCCAAGGTCAGTTGTCCATTGTGGACTATGACCTCGCCCCGACCAACACTCCTGGTGATGCATTCACCGTGCTGATGGTTCGGAATGCACGCAGCCAGATGGTTGCCAACAAGGTCTCTGTCTAAGGAGCATGACCATGAAATTCTTCAAAACACTCATGGCCTCCATAGCCACCTTGTTTGCCGGCATTGGCGAACGCATTCACGCCGCCGTCTTTGGTTACATGGGAAGCATGGGACTTGTCCTGTTTGCAGCTCCCATGCGTTCCAACGACTTCCGCGCCATTGTGGAGCCTATCCTCAATGAAGCGTTTGACGGCGTGTACGACCAGCGCAAAGATGAATGGAAGCAGGTCTTTAAGGACCGAGACGGCATTCCGCGTGCTTACCATGAAGAACCAGTAATGTACGGTTTTGGTGTTGCGCCCCAGCTGCCTGACGGCCAAGCTGTGACGTATCAGCAAGGCGGTATCCTGTTCAATCAGCGTTACTACTACCAAGTGTTTGGCCTGGCATACGCCCTGACCAAGGTCCTGGTTGAAGACGGTGATCACATCCGCATCGGTCGTATCTTTGCTGAGCATCTGGCACAATCCCTGGTTGAAACCCAGGAAACCCTGGCTGCCAACATCCTGAACCGCGCATTTACTTCCACCTTCACTGGTGGCGATGGCGTGTCTCTGGTTAGCACGGCTCACCCCATTGTGGGTGGTACGTTCAGCAATCAGTTGTCCAATGCAGCTGCACTGAGCCAGACATCTCTGGAACAGATGCTGATCCAGATCCGCAAGGCAGTTGACAACACCGGCAAGAAGATCCGTCTGGAACCCAAGAAACTTGTGGTTGCTCCTGACAACGTCTTCCAGGCTGAAGTGCTGCTCAAGTCTGTACTGCGTGCAGGCACCATGAACAACGACATCAACCCTATCAAGTCCATGGGTGTTCTCGATGGTGATGCTGCTGTTCTGAGCCGTTTGACTTCGGCTTCTGCATGGTGGATCCAAACCAACGCACCGCGTGGCCTTAGCATGCTGATGCGCCGCCGCTTGGAAAAGAGCATGGAAGGTGACTTTGAGACCGATTCGATGCGGTACAAGGCTACCATGCGCTACATTCCAGGTTGGACTGATCCACGCGCTGCTTACGGCACTCCAGGGATCTAATCCAGTCGTCAGAACCAAAAGCTGCGCAGTCTCAGGGTTGCGCAGCTTTTCACATAGGAGCCAAACATGCTTTCAGTCACATCCGGCCCGACCATTGCGTCTGGCAACACAAATCCGGTTCAGAATGCCGAACCTGATCAAGGACCCAGCCTGACATTCCAGGGCGCTGGTCTTACTGATCCTCGTTACGTTGCCAACATTGGCGGCGCACCTGGGACAAAAATCTATGGCCTGTATGCCAATTCTTACTTGGTCAGCACTGATGCACTTCCGGTGACTCTGGCTACCAACAAGATTGCTGCAGCCCAAGCAACAACCTTGAACGTTCCAATGACATTGGCTTCTGCGCAAACAGCTGGTGTTGCGCCTTTGATTCCAGTCCTTCCGTTTGGGTCACCTCCCATTGCGGCAAGCTTGGTGAACACCGTTGCGCTGGACTTTGGATTCACGGTTGGTAACACTGCAAGCAACAAGACTCTGACCATCCCGGCAGGTGCTTGGCGGTTCTTCTACAGCGGTCAGCGCATTTGCATTGCTGGTGCAAACGGTGCTAGTGCTGCTCCATTGTTTACCACAGTGGCTGCAGCTGTTGTGCCAGGAACCACCACCATCACGCTGGCTGATGCTGCAACGGCAACTTCCAGCAATTGCGCCATTGGTTCTGCTCATCCAACGCTGAATGCTGTATGGCCATTTGTTCAGGCAGGTCAAAGCATCACGTTGTTTGATCCGACTCAAGGTATCTGCCGCGCGGTGTCTGTGGTTGGTATTGCAGGTTCTACTGCTGGTAACTACACTGTTCGTGGATACGACGTGTGGGGTGTTCCAATGACTGAAGTGCTTGCTTTTGCTGGTGGTGCAACTACTGTCAGCGGAAAGAAAGCCTTCAAGCACATTGTCAGCGTGACGCCTTCAGTGTCTTCTGCCAACAGTATTGCCGTGGGTACTCTGGATGTCATTGGGATCAACTTCCGAGCTGACTTCTGGGAATACATGGACATCTTCATGGCTGGATCGTTTGTGACAGCAAGTACTGGATGGACTGTGGCTGACGTTTCAACGCCGACTGGAACAACCGGCGACGTGCGTGGAACTTATGCACTGCAGACTGCGTCAAACTTTGACGGCACCGTGGCCAACTGGCCTACCAGCCGCCGGTTGGCAATGTTCAGTTCGCTGCCAATTTTCAACAGCATCAATGCAACCAACTTGAACTTTGCATCGCTGTTTGGCAACACTCAGTTTGCTGGTTAAAGTGTCCAGGAGACTTTCCACATGGCTACAGCACCGACTACATCGGGCACTGTTGGTACAACTGTTTTTGACGTCACAACGCTCATAGAGCATGGGTTTCGTCGGGCAGGCAAGTTGCCGTCTACAGTGTCAGGTGAGTTGTTGCTGGCAGCCAAGGAAAGTCTCTTTCTTTTTCTGACATCACTTGTCAGCCAAGGCGTCAGCCTTTGGTGCATCAAGAAAAGTGTCATTCCGCTTGTCATAAACCAGCTTCAGTATGGTCTCCCACCAGGTGCCACAAACATCCTGGGATTGAGTTACCGCACTGATACCACACTTACACCTGCAAGTTCCATTTCAGGTGCTGGTTACAGTGGACAGTTCTTTGCTTCTGCGGTTATCCCCACAAACGTCCAGATCAAGCTGGCAGTGGCCGCAACTCCACAACTTGTGGTCGAATATTCAAACGACAACATCACTTGGACGCAGGTTGCTGCCTTCGACTACCAGCAGTCTCAGCTGCCCGCAGGAACCTCTCTGGCTGAAGACATTGAGAACTCAGCTTCTGCGACTTACTGGCGCGTCAGAGATACATCTGGGACCCTAGCTACGTTGTCCTCAATAGTCTTTAGTAACGCACCTTCTGAGATCCCGATGACTGCGTTCAATCGGGACGATTACTACAGCCTGCCCAACAAGACATTCCAATCCAGCCGAAGCCTTCAGTACTGGTTTGACAAGCAAATCAACCCAGTTTTGTGGTTGTGGCCAGTGCCAAATACACCAGATCAGATTGTGGCGCAATACCAACGCCAGATCCAAGATATTGGAACCTTCACAAATACTGTTGAGGCTCCACAACGCTGGTACGAGTACATCACCTGTGAAATGGCAGTACGCTGCGCACTTGAAATGCCTCCGGCAGAATTGCCACAAGGGCGTCTTGAGTACCTGACCGTAATGGCATCTACGCAACTTGATATTGCAGCAGCTGGTGAAACTGATGGGGCTCCAATAAAGATCCAGCCAAACCTTAGGGGATACACAAGATGAGCTTGTATTTGAACACCCTTGGCAAATCTGAGCTTACAATTGCTGTTTGTGACCGTTGCAAAATGAAGCGGAGCATTACTGACCTGATCAGTGACCCAAATGCCACCGGTCTTCGTGTTTGTGTTTTTGGTTGTGTAGACGACCTTGATCCTTGGCGTTTGCCGCCTCGTGCAGCAGACAAAATCACAGTTCAATATCCCCGTCCAGATGAGCCTTTGACTGCTTGACGGGTTAGGAGGTTGCCATGCGCCCAGTTAACAGAACAATCACTACCATCACTGCTGATGTGTGGGTCCCACTGGATGTCACTCAGAATCCATTTCTCTGCCAGGTAGGTTGCCGCAATCTTGGCGGTGCCACGTATCAAGTGGATTACACTTACGATGATCCGTTTGATGCAGTCAATGCACCAGTGGTATTTGGCCAGTTGACTAACATGCCAGCAGGTTCAACAACTAGCAAAGATCAAACGCTGACTGGCGCAGTCCGTGCAGTGCGGCTTAACGTGACTGTGGCAGGTTCTGGCGTCAAGATGACGGTCATTCAAGGCCTTGGTCTGTGACCTCATGCAAAAGTATTTTAACACCGTAGACACGATCAGTGGTCCTGTTGTCTCCGGAGTATCAGTACTTGTAGGGTCCTATCCAGGAGGATCCACTGCGTCTCTGTTTGCTGACGCTGCTGGTACAATTCCGCTTTCAAATCCAGTATTCACAGATTCTACCGGATACTTTGAGTTTTATGCTGCAAGCGGTCATTACATCTTGACGCTAAGCGGCCACGGCATTGGTACCAGGGTCATAAATGACATATTGCTAGAAGACCCCACGATAAACCTTGCTGTTGGCGGTAGCACACCGGCCCCGGGAACAGTATTAGATATTCAAGGCACAACTGGTGCACTGAAACTTCCATCTTTAACTACGGCGCAAAAGAATGCGCTTGTCAATGTTGGTGGTGGAATTCTGTGGGACAACACTTTAGGAACAGCACAAATCAATGACGGTACTGGTTGGGCGTCTATAGCACCAAACTGGGCGTCTCCAGGAGCCATTGGTAGTATCACTCCGAACACTGGAGTATTCACAACACTACGCGCGAATGGCGCGGCAGCAACCCCAGCTATTTCAGTAGGCGGCGCTGCATTTGTTGGGTGGAACAATGCCAACTGGCAAGTGATCGACTACGGTAATTACGGTGCTGTAGCAGGTTCTTTAAGCACTAGTAGTCTTTTTGTTCTTTCAAATGCTTATAGTGATGGAACAACCAAATACAAGGTTTCAGGTTTTGCTCACATATTGGCGCTTTCTCTAACTTCAGGTGCATCTACTTTAAGTGCCTACGCTTCAGGTATTTCCGGCGGCACTTTGGGAGTTCCGACAAGCCAATTAGCTGTTAATCAAACAACTATAGCTTCCAATATTAACGGCACAACAGTTACATCAGTTTCCTCCACAGGCCTAGCAGTAACAGGCACGTTTAGTGCTAGTGGTGTAGTAACTGCGCAAGGTAATGCTGGTGCTGGTGGTTTTGTAGCGGCAACAAGTGCATTTAGTGCTGGCTCTGTAAATTACTACGGCACGGATAACAGCGGAAATAGTTACATCAATACGCCAACGACAAAAAGTGGCTACTTGAATGTAAACAACACACCTGTAGTCCAGTGGTCATCTACCGGCCTAGCAGTAACAGGTGCGCTTAGTGCTACTGGTACATTAAATGGCCTATTGAGCCTTACAGGGACAACTGGATGGAGTGGAACAGGCATTGCCTCAACTGGTGGAAATTATGCCTTTGCTGTAAATGATTCCGCTAGCTCTACATTTGGAGCATGTAGTTCGTATGCTATGGTTATCAGTGCAGCAGCTACTCGCAACATTGAATTTAACATTGGTGTAAATAACAAAGTAGCCACCCTAGACACCAGCGGCAACCTTGGTCTTGGTGTTACTCCTAGTGCTTGGTTCGGTGCCTCTGGTGCAAATGGCAAAACTTTGCAGGGTGATAGTTGGGGTATTGCATCTACCACAGGATTAGATACCACTGTTTATGTAAATAATGCAAGGGCTACTGCTTACGGAAGTGCTGGTTCTGCTTTTTGGGTTTACCGTGCATCGTCTGGCGCAGCTTCTTACGCACAAACTGCAGGAATACATTCTTGGCTCACAGCCCCATCAGGAACAGCAGGTAACGCAATCACTTGGACGCAAGCGATGACGCTAGACGCCAGCGGCAATCTTGGCATTGGAGTTACTCCTGCTGATCTAACAAATAACTTCAAGTCATTTTGGTTGAATGGAACTGTTCAGTACGCAAACGGTCCAAACAATTTATCAATCGGAACCAACATTAAAGGTCCAGTTGATGCAGGCGGCGAGGCTGGGACGTACAACGTAAGTGCTGCCTCTACTAGATACAAACAGTCTTCAGGTATTCATTATTGGTTCACGGCGGCGTCTGGAACCGCTGGTAACGCGATTACTTGGACGCAAGCAATGACGCTGGATAACTCCGGCAATCTCGGCCTTGGTGTTACTCCTAGTGCTTGGGGTAGTGGTTACTCCGCAATACAACTAAATGGAGGGGCAATTGACAGTCCAAATTCTACAATCTTTGACGTAAGGTGCAACAGCTTCTATAACGGAACGCAGGAAATCTACCGCACTGCAGGGTTTGCGACGTTATATAGAAGTACCTTAGGTATACACCAATGGTTTAATGCTCCTTCCGGCACAGCAGGCACGGCGATAACCTTCACACAAGCGATGACGCTAGATGCTAGCGGAAATTTGGGTGTGGGGGTTACTCCTAGTGCTTGGGTAGGCGGATTTAAAGCATTAGAGTTTAGTGGGGGCGCTTCTTTTTCTGCTACTGGTAATGGGCCATATATGATTGCAAATGCGACGTATATTGGCGCAGGAGTTTGGACATATAAAACTACTAATCCATCAAGCCAATATTATCAAGCCGGTGGAGTTCATATTTGGCTAAGTGCCCCTTCTGGTACTGCGGGAACTACAGCAACCTATACACAAGCAATGCTGCTGGATGCCAGCGGCAATCTCGGCCTTAACTCAACTCCTTCTACTCTGACAAATAATTGGAGGCAGATAACTTTACAGGGAGTCACATTTAATTCAAACGGAATTAACAATTTAATTATTGCAACAAATACCACTGGTGACGTAGGTGGAACTTTAAATTATGGGTCAACAAATCCATCTGCTTATTATCAACAAACTGTGGGGCTTCATAGATGGTACAACGCTCCCTCCGGTACAGCAGGTAATCCGATAACTTGGACGCAAGCAATGACGCTGGACGCATCCGGCAATTTGCAGCTTGGAATTACGACCAATCCCGGAAGTTTCTACCGTCAAGTAATTTCTGGTGATTTTGGTGTCCACACGACAAACGATACTGCCGGTGTAACACAAATAAAGATGGGTGTCAGCACGTCAATGCCGCAAGGTATTGCGTCTATTGTTGCAACAAAAACTGCGGTTGGGGCTGGGACTCTGGCATTCGGCACAGCAGTTGGCGGGACATTGACAACCCAGATGACCCTAGATGCCAGCGGCAACCTCGGCCTTGGTGTTACTCCTAGTGCTTGGAGCAATTACAAAGCAATAGAAACCGTTGGCGGCTCGTTAAATACTGTCAGCTCTGGAATTATAAACGTAACTCAAAATGCCTATAACAATGGCACAAATTGGATATATAAAACTACGGCGCCAGCTTCAATAGCAAATCAAACTGCTGGGCAACATATTTTATATACAGCCCCATCTGGCACAGCAGGTAACGCGATAACTTTCACGCAACAGTTATCACTGTCTTCTACGGCGCTTACTGTAACGCCAAATATTGTTGGCAACACTGCAACAGCCACAGTAGGAACAGATACAACCGCACTTGCAAGCACCGCCTTTGTGCATCAAGAGGCTCCGCAACTATTTGCACAGCTTCAAGTAACTGGCCTTCCCGGAGTTGGTAGCATCGGTTTAGCGGCCTCAATCCCAAGAATTGATTTTAGAAACAATACTCCTGCCGGTACGCGGATAACGGTTTTTAACCCAAGCATAGCATTCTTCCCATCAATAGATAACAGCACGTATGGTGCACCGATTGTGGCTGGCACATATAATGTGCGGCTCACCATTCTTGCGTTATACAACGCTGGAACAGTTACTGGCGGATTGGTGAATGGACTTCTTGTTGATGAAGGCACACTAGTAAATACAACAATATCATCGCCATCTAATAATTCTGCCGGTGTTATTTACTCTCAATCTGCGCTGACCAATGTACCTTTTCGCATACTTGGATATGTGGATTTAACCTATCAATTCCCAGGGGCACCTCCTTGGCAGGCGGTTGTTGCGGTTATACCCGCTGGTATCACTGGTTTTGGGCTTGGAGTATCGCAGGACTGGAGCGTGGTAACTGGCTCTAGGTCATTAAATCCGGCAACGCCATTCTGGAATGGTACCGGTCGGCCTATTGAAGTGGTAGCGTCAGTGACGTGTAGTGCTGCCGGTGTAAATGCTGCTACTGCAATAGTCAACGGAGTAACTATTGCTTCTTGCGCAATTGGAACTGCTGCGGCAGCATTTCAAAATACGTTGCGGTTCACGGTGCCGAGCGGGCGCTCATATCAGGTTAATACAACTGCAGCATCCGTATTGAATCTTTGGAGCGAACTCCGCTAACCACCATGAAAAAAGTACAGTTACTTCTGCTGATACTACTTTCTGGGTGCGCAAGTAGCCCACACACATCCACTCTCATTGCATGCGACCCGTTTTGCTTTTTGCAGGTTAGTCCGCCAAAGCGCAAAGTTGATTGTCTTGTCATTGATGGCAAAGACCTGAAAGAATGCCAATTTTCTAAGGAGGCTAACTAATGTCATTAGCAGTCATTCCAAGCGGTGGAGGCTTAGTTAACATCTTTGCCGGATCTGCAGTACAACCATCGCAAACATCGTATTTGGCACTGACTCTATCAGCCAATACTGTTACCTACTGGCCGCCGTACGTTACAGGAACACAAACTCCTTTACCAAATCTTTTTGATGTCACTCCATCGGCTGGAGGACTTTCAATCACACTTCCAGATGCCACTTTGGCAAGTGACGGCCAAGACTTTCTTATTTATAATCTTGGCGCATTCACGTTCACACTGTTAAACGCTTCAGGAGGTACTGTTGCAACAGTAGCACCAGGACAGCAGAAGTATCTGTATTTAGTTGACAATACATCAATTGGCGGGTCTTGGAGAGTAACTCTATTTGGAGTGGGAGCAAGCGCACCTGATGCTTCTGCATTAGCTGGTAGTGGATTGAAGGCAATAGGATCCACTCTTAATCAGTCTTCTGTAACTGCAACAATCAGTGCCAGTCAGACTCTTGGAACTGGCGATAGATCTAAAACCTATGTAAATAATGGCGGCGCAATAACTCTGACTTTGCCTTTGTCAACCACTGTTGGAAATGACTACTTTGTAGAGTTGCGCAACCAGGGTTCTGGTGTTGTTACCATAAGCCCATCTGGTGGTGAACTTGTTGATGGTAGCGCAAGTATTACTCTTCTTGTGAATGAAAGTTGCTTCCTTCAATCAGGAGTAGGTGCATGGTACACGATTGGCCGGGGACGAAACCAGCAATTCAATTTTACTCAATTGAGCAAACCTGTTACTGGCGGTACAGTCACTCTCACACTGACAGAAGCCAGCAATGTAGTCCAAACCTACACAGGGGCCTTAGTGAGCAACTGCACGGTGGTTTTACCAGCAGTTGTGCAAGTGTATTACATCAGCAACCAGACCAGTGGGGCATTCAGCCTGATATTCCAGAGTCCGACACCTGGAACAACTCTTAGTATTCCCACAGGCCAGAATGCTGTTGTATTCTGCGATGGTACTAACGTTATCAATGCATCTACATCAGTCGGTGGTATCAGTTCTTTGCTTTTGAATGCCGGCAGTGTTAGTTCTCCATCTCTTGCGCTTGCTGCAACAAACAATGGTCTGTTTGCGCCAAGCAGTATTTCACTCGCAGTAACAACAAACGGATCTGAAGTTATCCGCTGGTTGGCTGGCCAGTCTTTGTCTGTATCAGGCACGGCCGGTGCTCCATCATATTCTTTTGTTACGTATCCAGGCACTGGTATGTACAACCCAGGTGCCAATCAGCTTGGCTGGGCAACTGCTTCAGCTGCTCGCATGTCGCTTGATGCATCTGGAAACCTTACACCGGCAGTTGACAATACTCAAGCGTTTGGATCTGCAATTCTTAGATGGGCTAATGCTTACGCAACTACATTCAACGGAAACCTAGTTGGAAACGTCACTGGTAATTTGACCGGCAATGTCAGCGGATCTGTTGGCACTGCGACAAACCTTTCTGGTACTGTCCAGTGGTCAATTCCATATCAGTCTGCTTCTGGCATCACTTCGTATGCAGCAAACGGAACAACTGGTCAAGTCTTGGTTGCTACTACAGGTGCTGCACCAAGCTGGGCAAACGCAGCACCAAAAGCTACAAACCTTGATGGCACCACACAATGGTCAATTCCATATCAGTCTGCATCTGGTGTTACTTCATACTTGAGTTCTAGCACTGCTGGACTCTTGATGACTGCTGGTGGTGCTGGTGCACCTAGCTGGGGAAGTGCGCTGCCAACAACAGCAACCATCAGCGGTTTTGCTGTCGGCTACAAGGAAGTTCCTCAGAACTCACAGAGTGCTGTGTATACGACCGTGCTGTCAGACAGTGGCAAGCAGATTTACCACCCATCTGCAGACGTTACTGCTCGGACATTTACCATTGATTCAAATGCCAACGTTGCGTACCCAATTGGGACTGCTCTCACGTTTATCAATGACGTATCAGCAGGTATTGTGACTATTGCAATCACTGCAGACACCATGGTCTGGGCCGGTAATAGTGGTGCAACAGGTTCCCGCACATTGGCTGCTGGTGGCATGGCAACAGCTGTGAAAATGACGTCTACTCGCTGGATGATCTCAGGAAGTGGGCTGACATAATGAGCGCCATACAACAAGTTCTTGCTGGTTCTGGCTCACGCAAGGTGGTCAACCTGACGATTGCTGCCGACACACAAAATTACGTTCTAAACACAGCAAAAGTGACCGGCTATGTGTCCGGCACCACCGATGTAACGCTGACCATCAACTCGACCATCTATGTTGGCTCGTCCACCACAGCGGGTATCGCGCTTGACGTTGACACAAGCTGGAACGCAGCCGATACCGTAACCATTGTCAACAACGGATTCATTGTCGGGGCTGGTGGTGATGGCGGAGGCAGTGGGTTTAGGTCTGGCGGCATAGCTGGGGGCGCTGCCGGAGCGGCATTGCGCGCGCAACGCGCATTAAAAATAACTAACAACGGAACGGTAGGCGGCGGCGGTGGTGGTGGTGGCTCATCCGGTGGTTCAGCTAACTGCCCATGCGGCCCTTGGTGGAACGGCCCACCGGGCGGCGGTGGTGCTGGGTATAACCCCGGCGCTGCTGGCGCAGTGAATACTTCTGGGGCATCTTATCCCTACAGCCCGGCGGGTGCGGGGTCTAGAACTGGTGGTGGCGGTGGTGGAAGCATGATTAACGCATTCACATATCCCGGAGGTAATGGGGGTGGTCTGGGCGCTAATGGCGGGTCTGGCACACCCTCCACAAATTCTGGAGCCGGAGGTGGGGCTGGCGGTAATTGCACAACCACAGGCTCCAATGCAAATATCACATGGCTAGTTAACGGAACTCGACTGGGGACACTTGGATGATTACTTCATACACCTACAAAATTGTTGCCACGTACCCGGAATTGGGGACGATGGATATTTTGTTTTCAAGCGACGGTTATCCAGATTTGTTGGTTGGTGCAACCATGCCAATCACTGGGCAGACCATTGAAGATGTTGTTCGGGCATACGCTCCGCTTGGGCAGTGGATACGCGGAAAACTGGGGTTTGTCGAAGTGCCAGTTGATACGACAGGCGTTATCGAAGTGCCAGTTGCAACCGCACAAGAAATTGCAGTTCCATCAGGGATTCAGACAATATGACCGAGCGCGTAATACCAAAAGTTCAGTACAACTATGCGGGCCTTGTAAACGCAATGTACGTTGCCAACATTGGCGAAGGCTTGCCCAGACACGAACACGAAACGGCGCATCTGACATTTTGCCTCCACGGCAGCATTGCAGTGCGCAAAGAAAACTTCAATGGGGTTTTGAAACAGGGTGACATGCCACTCAACCTCAGAGAGAATGAGTGGCACGAAATTGAAGCGCTTGAAGATGGCACCGTCTTTATTAACCAGTTTGCACAATGAGCCTCGGAAACTATTACTGGAAGTGGGACGAAACAATCCCTAAATCACTGATTGACATGGCTCTCAGTGAGGCTGAGGCACGTGAAAAGCAAAGCGGTGGAGTCGGCATAGGTTCGGACAACGCGCCGACCATTAACGCCACTGTTAGAAAATCGGAAATCGCGTTTGAATTATCAACGCACTGGTTGTGCGGCATCGTCGCAAATTACGTACTTCATGCCAATCAACTTGCCGGATGGAACCGGTCTCTGCTGGCCCCCGAAGTTTTGCAATATGGGGTGTACAGACCCGGCGACTTTTATGACTGGCACATCGATTGTGATTTGGTGTCGCTCAGTGCAACCAATAGAAAACTCTCTGCCACATTGCTGTTAAGCGACCCGGCAGATTTTGAAGGCGGCGAATTAGAAATTGAAGGCTGCGAGAAAGTAGTTCTCAAGCAGGGTTCGCTTATAGTTTTTCCATCAATGCTACGGCACCGCGTAACTCCAGTGACCAAGGGTAAACGCATTTCCGCAGTGAGTTGGATTCATGGCCCAACAGCTTGGTAGTAAGGGGAATTTAAGTGATAGAACCATCTCAAGAACCAGACCACTGGGTCCTTAAAAAGGAAATTCAGCTCACCCATGTGATTACTACTATTGGGGTTGCATTTGCTGCCTTCATGTATGTAAACGCAATGGAAAAACGGCTTACCCTTATTGAGGAACGAGTGTCATTGCAGAAAGAGCAATCAGTCAGTCATGACAAGTCTATCACTGAAACCTTTACCCATATTAACAGCCAGATCGACAAAATGGATGCCAAACTCGATCGCCTTATTGAAAGACGCAAATGAAACTTCAAGTCAAACGCAATCAGTGCCGTACAATCTGCACGCTTGGTCAATTGTTCATTGACGGCGTGTTTGAATGCTACACGCTTGAGGATCAAGTGCGACCAATGGAAGAGCACAAAGTCTTTGGGTTGACTGCAATTCCTTACGGCCTTTATGATGTGGATGTTACATATTCTCCACACTTTGAACGTGAATTACCACTGCTGAAAAATGTGCCTGGATTTGAAGGTGTCCGCATTCACCCAGGTAATACGGCTTCCGATACAGAAGGTTGCCTGCTTCTTGGGTCTGAGATTGTGGGCGACACAATTACCCATAGTCGTGTGGCGTTTGAGTCAGCTTACGCTAAAATAAAAGTTGCGCATGATAATGGTGAGAAAATCACCATTGAGTATACGGAGTAGGTCGTGATAAACCTGTCGCAGGAAGATTATTCTGATCTGCTTCCAATTGAGCAACTAGCGTTGGACAGGCTGATTGAAAAATACAATCAGTACGTTTTGCAGGGCCGTGCTGCTGAAGCACGAGGTGTCTGCAGATCTATAGGCATAGTCTTTCATACGTTAAAAAGTTCACCAGAATCAAATACTGAATGGAGTGGATTATGAAATTCATAACTGATATTCTCACTGGTCTCGATGGCGAAACACACGACATAGCACGCTGGAGCTGGGTTGCAAGTATGCTTACTTTGTTTGCAGCTACTTTGCATGTGGCATGGTCAAAGGGCGCTGTTGATTTGGCTGCATTTGGCACAGCCGTTGCCACAATTGTTGCAGGCCATGGTGCTGCGATCTGGGCCAAAAAAGATACGGAGCCAAAATGAACTTCTTAGGAGGATACAAATATGTTGTGGACTTCATTGTTATTGCTTTGCTTGTTGCTGGAATTGCGTTTGGCATTCACAAATACAATTCCTACCAGCAAGATATTGGCTCTGAGCGAGTTCAACAGCAGTGGGACCAACAAAAGTTACTGGATAAAACCGCGGCTGACAAGCTGCGTGATCAATTTCAAAAGGATAAAGACGATGCACTTGCTCAATCAGCTGCTAACATTAAAACTGCGAATGCTCTTGCTGCTGCTGCCGTTTCTTCTGGCCGGGTGCTGGACAGTACCTTGCAAGCCATCAGAACCAGCTCAGCCAGTACTGCCATCGATGCCAATCGCAAGTACGTCACAGCCCTCACAGAAGTACTCGGAGACTGTAAAGATCAATACAGACAAATGGGACGAGAAGCTCAAGGCCACGCTGACGACTCCTTGATGTACCAGCTTAGTTGGCCAAAAGTCAAAGGAAATTGATGTGGCCTATGCCCTTACATACTCACTGCTTGTAAGCTCTATTCAGAGTTACAATGAAAATTCTAGTGATAAATTTGCGGCGCAAATACCGCAGTTCATATCCAATGGCGAAAACCGTGTTGCAGCTGATATGAAGCAACAAGGATTCCAGAGCGTGGTGGCTGGAACTTTTGTTGCTGGTGTTAATGGTGCAGTTGTATCTAAACCTGCATTCTGGCGTGAAACCATCAGCTTTAACTACAAGGATCCTGTACTTGGGTGGCAACCAATCCGCATTCGCGCTCTTGAGTACCTCAAAAACTTCTGGCCGCTACAAGGTAGTACGTCACCACCGCGGTTCTATGCTGACTATAACTTTGAGAATTTTCTTGTGGCGCCGTCTCCTGACCAAGCATACGCATTTGAGCTTGCATACTATGCGCGGTTAGAACCTCTTGACGCTACAAATCAGACAAATTGGCTTACATTTAATGCGCCACAAGTGTTGCTGTATGCTTGCTTGCTTGAAGCTGCTCTTTGGCTTAAAAACTCAGAGTTGATAGCTTTGTTCCAAGGTCAGTACAATGATCAAAAGAGCAGTATCCTGCAGGAAAACGCAGAGCGTCTTGGTGATCGTAATGAGGCGGTTGCTCGATGAGCCAAGGCGGACAACCATCTCCATTGTTTACGCTGACATCACAAGCAGGTGTCAGGCGTGATGGTACTGACCTTGATTCTCCATTTTATGCTGATGTTACATGGACAAGGTTTCAGCGCGGAAAGCCACGCAAGATAGGCGGTTACACTCAGCTCAGTGGTCAGTTAAATGCTCCCATTCGTTCTGTATATGTGGACGCGCGTAACGGGCAAATTACCTCTCACTATTTTGGCAAGTGGGGCATTCAGCGTCAACTGCTATCAGGTGTATCTGCAACAGGTCTTGTTGATCGCACTCCAGTAGGTTTTACACCAAGTGACTTTTTGACGTGGTCTCAAGGTGTCATGTACAGCTCAACAGGTGGGTCGTACTCAGCACTGATTACTGCAGCAACCCCAGATCTTCTTGACGTCACTTCAGATGTTGGTGGTAGCGTGTATGCAGGAGATGTAGGATCTACTGATATTTTTGGTGTTATTAGTGATGGTAGTGGTCCTATTAGCATCAGTGGCGGAGTTTGTGTGCTGCAACCATTCTTGGTCGTGTATGGCAGCAATGGCCTTATCAGGAACACCAATGCCAATGACTATTCTGCGGCCACAGGGTGGTCCACAGGAACCGGCTATGCAAATACAGCAAACGTTGCAGGTACCAAAATTATCCACGGGGCACCTGTTCGAGGAGGTAGTGCATCTCCTGCAGGCCTTTTCTGGGCTCTTGATGCAGTCATCCGCATGTCATTTGTTGGAGGCACTAAGATTTTCCAATATGACACTCTGAGCCAGCCAACATCGATACTTGGCAAGAAGACAGTTGTTGAAGTTGACGGCAGGTTTTTCTGGATAGGCACTGACCGCTTCCTTATGTACAGCGGTGTTGTGCAAGAACTGCCCAACCAGATGAACGTCAATGATTTCTTTGAAAACCTGAACTACGCGCATCGCAACAAAGTGTGGGGTACTAAGATCCCGCGTTACGGCGAAATCTGGTGGTTTTATCCGCGTGGCACTGATACAGAGTGCAAAAACGCCGTCATCTACAATTATGTTGAAAACACTTGGTACGACGCCAAAGCAACTCGTGGTGCTGGCCACTCAGTGCAGGTGTTTAACAAACCAGTGTGGGCTGGTGATGAGGATGCTCAAAGCACGATAGCACTTACAATTGGGACTACACTAGGTACCAGCGCAGCTACAGCTGCAGGCATTGCCGTTTTGAATTTTGCAACTTCACCTGCAGCCGCCGGTGTAGCAGCCGGTCAAAAAGTAAGTGGGTCCACAGGACTTCCAATTAATGCAACAGTGCTTTCAGTTGCGGCTCTTACCGTAACATTGACAGCAAACTGCATTGGTTCAGGTGTAGCCACTGGTGCTGCTTTGACTTTCACGTCAATGACTACTGGGTTTGTTTCTGGTCAAACGGCAACTGGTGGGGCATCAGGAGCCACTGGCATTGTTGTACGAGCAACGGCTATAGCATTGAATCTGCAGAATGTGACTGGTACTTTTAATTCGGCAGAAACTGTGACTGGGCCAGCAGGAGCCACCTGCAAAACTATTGCTGCTAGCTACTCGCAGACATTGACAAGCGTGTATGTGCATGAAGTCAACTGGGACAAGATCCTAGGGCAAAACGCTTACGCCATTCCTGCAAGTTTCACAACATGCAATTTTGGATTGGCTGTAGGTTCACCATTTGGTGATGCACCACAAACACTCGATGTAAAAACACGTGTTCTTCGAATGGAACCAGACTTTGACCAGACTGGAGACATGATTGTTACTGTAAATGGCAAAAGCTACGCTAACCAAGCTTACTCAGTTCAAGACCAACAAACTTTTGGTGTTAACACAAACTTTGTGGATTTGAGAGCACAAGAACGCATTGTCCAGATGCAGGTAAGCAGCAATACTCTCGGTGGGTTCTTTCAGCTTGGCCAAGTTCTTATGAAGCTCGCTCCTGGAGACGAGAGAGGTAATGGCTAATGTCTGTGGTCAATTACGCCTTTCTCCCCACACCAAACACGGTAAAATTCATGGAGTGGGCCACCTTAGCAACTGAACAGTTTGCTGCGTACGGTATCCCAGTTCCTTTGAGCGAAGCCGCTTGGCAAAGCTGGGCAGAGAATTTCTCCAACGGGTCTGTTCCTGGTACACCAGGTCCTGATCCGTACGGGTTCCCAGATTGGCAAAGTTGGGCTAATGCCTTGATAGGCACAACGTAAAGGAAACAACATGTCTGAAGATTATTCGTACGAAGACACACCAATGCCAGACACGCCAACTGGCCCGTCACAAGCATCTCCTGACTATTCCTACTCAGGTGGAGACATGGGCCCAGCACCGACTGCACCAGGCGGTGGTTATGGCCAAGCAGCAACCATTGACAACAATCAATACGTCCCAGGTGGTGATTTAGGACCTGGTGCTGGTGCACAAATCAGTAGCTCAGGTCAGTATGTACCTGGCGGCGATCTTGGACCAGGTGCTGCTGCGGCGCAAAATGCTGGTGCATCAGGTCAAGCTGCTCTCATTAACTATCTTTCAGGAACACCAAAATCTGAAGGCGACGGCATCTTTACGCAGCTAATGAAAGGTTCTGGCATCCTCAACAAAGATGGAAAGCTAGATCTCTCAGACCCAAATTCGTTTGATCGCCTTATGCGCACCATTTCAGTTGGGGGCACAATTCTTCAAACGCTTCAAGGTCCTCAAAACCAGAAATCTCCACAGCAGTTGCAACAGCAGTTCAAGGGTCCATTTGATCAATGGAATCCGACTCAGCAAGCAGCTGCAGACAAGTACTTCAACAATCCCAACATTGGGCACTCATTGAATTATGCCCACACAATGGGTTCACCAATAGTGCCATCACGCCGATACGCAGCTGGTGGTCCTGTCGAAGGTTCTGTTGACGATTCAAATCCTCAGTTCATGAGCCAAGGTGCTCTGAGCTTGGTGAAAGGTCCAGGCGGTGGCCAGGATGATCTTGTGCCTGCACGTCTTGCCAACGGTGAATACGTGCATGATGCAGACTTTGTCAGCGCTCTTGGTGATGGCAGCAACGAGCACGGCGCCAAGATCCTTGACAAACTTCGTGAACTTGTGCGAGCGCATAAGCGGTCGGCGTCTCCTGACAAAATCCCGCCAAAGACAAAGTCAATCATGCACTATTTGTCTAAGGCAAAAACAGAGGTAGGCAAAAATGGCTGATGGAGCACTCTCATACCTGTTTGGTGCCAACCAGCCATCAAACGTAGATTCGTCTACTGCGGCCAGCAATGGCTTGCCAACATGGTACCAGCAGTATCTGTCTGGGATTGCAGGCAAAGCCACACAGGTGGCTGGTGCACAGGACAACATGCCTATACCAGCACAATCTGTGGCTGGTTTCAATGGTGACCAGACCCAAGCTTTCCAGCAGGTCCGTGACAACCAAGGCTCGTGGCAACCGGCAATCAATGCGGCAACAGGAGCCGCAAGCAGCATTGTTCCAGGTGCTACCAACCTTGTTGGACAAGCTCAGTCTGCGGTGTCTGGACCTGCTCAGACGTGGGATACTACGCAAGCGCAGAAGTACATGAGCCCCTACACTTCACAGGTGGTGGATAACATTCAACGTCTTGGCTTGAGGAACCTCAATGAGAATCTACTCCCAGCTGTGCAGGACCAATTTATTGGCTCTGGTCAATTTGGTTCCACCCGCAATTCAGACATCCTTGGTCGTACAGTTAGGGATGCCAATACAGACATCTCAGGGCAAGTTGGCAACGCACTCAACGCAGGGTACACCAACGCTCAAACAGCATTCACGAGCGACGCCAACCGGGCTCAGCAACAACAGCAACTCCAAGGGTCAACAGCACTACAAGGCGCAGGCGCACTCACAACGGCAGGCGCGCAAGGGGCTACGACGCTAGGTGCACTTGGACAGACCACTCAGGCTCTTGGAAACACAGATGCTGCTACACTTAACGCATCTGGTACTCAGCAGCAAGCACTTGACCAGCAAGGTCTAAATACCAACTACACCAATGCAACAAATGCCAACAACTTTGACTGGAACAATCTGAACAACCTCAATTCTGTTGTTCGTGGCCTTCAACTTCCTCAGACTGCGGTGCAAACCACAAACCAACCGGCAACACCTTCAAACGGTATGTACAGTGGTTCTGCAGTCTCTGGCATTGGTGCTTTGGCATCTACGTTCAATAACGGCAAAACTGCATAAGGATCACTATGGCTGATCAAGAAGAAGCAGGTGCACTTAGCACAGTTCCAGTAGGTTCATCTGGCGTTGGTACAGCCAGAGGTCTGGCTTACGGCGGAGGTGGCGGTCCCATGGATGGCATCACCGGTGCACTGTCTGCTGCAATGGATCCTGAGCGAGGAGCAGCTACTGAGCGCCAAGCATTCTGGGCAGGCATGACAGGACCCAACAGTGGTGGCATGTCAAGTGTCAGTAACGCCATGGAGTCTCAGCTTAAAGCTCGATTGGAGCAGGATAAGCTGCGTGCTGCATACGTTCCGCTGATCATGCAGAGCCTTGTGCAAAACCGTCAGAACGATCTGGCTTACGCAAAGTTTGCACAGGATCGAGCTGAGAAGACAACTCCTTTGATCAATTCAGCTTTGTACGGTCTGCAGGCCAATGGCAAGACGCCAACATTGCAAGAAGCCCACCAACGCATCAAAGATGTTGGCTCTATGTTCAGCATGAGTCCGCAAGAATTGCTGTCCCACCACGTTGCACTCCAGCGCGGAGCTGGTGATGACGGTTCAAAGATTGGTGATTACCTGCAACAGTTGAGGGTTGCAGCAGCACCTGCGGCCGAAGGTGTGCCAAAGTTTGGTGTCAATGCAAGCGGCCAAACAACCGTGCAAAATACTATTGCAGGCACTGTCACAGAGCCAAACACTCCTCCAGGTGGTGGCGTCAACCCAACTAAAACATCGGTTGAAGTTGACAAGATGTACCGCCAAGATCCCGGCAAATACACCGAGGATCTCACGACGTCTGTTGGTGCTTACAACGACATCCTTCAACGTGGTAATGCCATCCAGGCAAACCTGAATGAATTCAACCCAGGCAAGTATGCTGGCCGAGTAGGCGGTATTGCAGCCGCAACCAAGGACCTTGCTACCAGGTTTCCAAATATTGCCACAAAGTATATCAATGATTATGTGACTGCTTTGATGGGACCCAACGGCGACGGCAAAGACGCAAACCCACAAGCTGCCCAGCAATTTGCAGAAAGCTTGAAAGTCCAGGAAACGCTGGCTCAGTTGAAGTCGTCACTTGAAGGTGCTGGCCGCATCGGTCAGACTGAATTCCGGAACCTGAATGCATCTATGCTCAGCTCTGTGTCTGATCCAAAGGCGTTTGAGAAGTTCATGGACTACACGCGCGGACGTGCATCTAACATCACAAACAAACTGAAAGCTTGGGGCGAACATGCATCGACTCATGGTGATAATTTATCTGTGCCTGCTTTCGAGATCCCATGGCAGGTCAATGAAGCCACGCAGCTGATTGGAAACAAAGACCAGAAGCCAGCGTTTGGCCAGTTGAACGTTCCTTTAGGAACTAGGAACCCAGCTGTTCCAAACCCACAAAATCCAGCTGTTGTACAACCACGTCCTCAGCCGCCTGTGCAAGAAGCACCAAAGGCTCCTCCAAACATTGACTTGTCTCAATATGAGCCAGGCACGCGTGTTGGCCCCACTGGTGTTCCTTACGTGATGGAAAACGGACAACCTCGGCCAGCACGTCAGCGCCAAGAACCAAAAGGCAGGACTTGGTCTGGCAAAATCATTGGTGAGAACTAAGCCATGGATCTCAAACTTGAAGACCTGTCGCCAGAAGACAGGAAGGCTCTTCCACACAATCATCCTCTGCTTGATGAGTATGCTGAGCGCATGGCTGCCAAGTACGGTGTTGATCCTGCACTTGTGCTTGGCATCAAGAACGTTGGTGAACGCTCTGAGTCTAACTCAGTCAGTTCTAAGAAGGCTCGTGGCGTCATGCAGACAATACCAGCCACGGCCAAAGCACTTGGTATTGTGGACCAGACAGATCCTGTCCAGTCCATTGAGGGCGGCGTCAAGCTCATATCCCAGCACAGCAAGCAGCTAGGTACGAGTGACCCCGCCGTTTTGGCGGCAGCTTACCACGCTGGCCCAGGTTCCAAAGCCGTGAAGTCTGGGGATTTCAGTGGAATGCCTAAGACTGAGGCTTACTCTCAACGGGTTGCTGACTACGTCAAGGCAAACCCTAAGACTGTACCAGCCCAACCGGCAGCTGAGCCATCTGAGACACCCTCTGATAAGCCAGGGATGACTAAATTGCCTGCTGGGATTACTATAGACGACCTCAATCCAGACGACAAGATTGCATACATGAAGTCCTTCTACAAGGCCAATCCTGGAACGAGTCCCACAAGTGGAAACAGCTTTGGTGAGAATGCACTTATAGGTGCGGGTAAGTTCTTTTCCGATACCGGCTCAGGTCTCCGCCAGGTTGCTGCAAACGTGGTAAATCCAGTGACCCATGCTTTTGGCGGCAAGGATCTGCTTCCACAAGATTATGAAGGCGAAAAAGAACGGCGCGTCCAGGACGATGCACTCATGCGTACGTGGGGTGGCAACATGGGATACATGGGTGCTGCTGCAACGTCCTTGGCTCTACCGGGTGCTGGTGTTGCTAAGGGCGTGGGATCAGTTGTGAATCCAATTGCACGGTTGCTGACAAACCCAGTTGCTCGTGCAGCAGTTGCCAAGTATGGAACCATTGCAGGTGCTGCTGGTGCATTGTCTACGCTGACACCAACCACAAGACCAGGTGAACGTACTGAGAACGCAGCTGTCGGTGCTGCACTTGGACCTGTTGCAGACGTTGCACTTAGTGGCGGTGCAAACCTTGCTCGGCGCGGTATCAACTGGGTTGGAGACCACGTAAACCTTGGTCCTCTGCTTCGCCCTTCGTTCAATGCCCAGGCAACACCGGAAGCAAGGCAGGCAGTTGCTCGCGCAGCCATGAACGACGTGCCAGTATATCCACAGCAGTTGGACGCGCCAGGAACCCAGCTTTCAGCTGGCCAGACTGCAGACCAGACGTCACGGCTGACGCGTGCAATGAATGCAACCCATGGATCTGAGTCTGATAATATCCCAGGCGCGTTGAACGATACCAGAGACCGTCTTAGTGACGTCTATCAGCAGATCTTTGGCAACCGTACCATCCCGCTGAACACACCATCTGGACCTGCACCGGCCAACGGCTTGCCGCCTCCTGGAGGCACTCAGTCTCCAAGCATGCTTGCACAACGGTTGATGCAGATCAGGGCACAATACCTGCAAGCTAAGCCTATGAGCACGCCAGACCAAGGTCTGCTGCAGGACATTGACTCTGCTCTTGCCCATATCAACAACGGTGGTACCTTGTCGGGACGCCAGTATCAGAACTACCTACGTGACTACAATTCTTCAGCGGCACGTGCTGCTCGTAGCTCCATCCAGAACAATGTGATGACTGGGTCTGCTGACCATGAAGCATCTGCAGCTTATGGCCAAATGCGTGATGCCTTAATGGACCACGCATCTCAATATATTCCTCAGTGGCATCAAGACGCATTCAGAACAGCCAACCGCCAATGGCGCAATATGGCAACGCTCCAGAAGTTGGCACCTGCTGACATCAATGCGGACTTTAATCCTACGACTGTGGCTCGTGCACTTCAGCGTACTCCAGGAGGTACGTACGATGCAACAGATCCTACGCTCCAAGATCTTGCTCGGTTTGGCACGTCGTTCATGGGTCTTGATGCTAACCAAGGCAAAAAAGGCATTTTTGATATTTTGAAATCCGGGGCAAAGAAAGCAGCTCCATTCATTGCTACTGGTCTTGGCGAAGGTGCATTGATTGCATCGAGTACAACTCATGAAGATGACGAAAGCCCATGGGTCAAGGTACTTAAAGCTTCGCTCTTGCCAGCTGGTTACATGGCAGCAGCAGCAGCTGGCCGAGGATCCTTGAACAAGCCAGTCACCTTGAACCAACTCAATGAGCCACGTGGTGCCCTTGCCGATCTTTCGCGAATCCTTCAGCTGGCTCCTGCTGTTGAAGGTGCTACTGCTGCCCACAGCAAAATGAATGATGATGGTGAGGAACTGGATGATGATGGATACGTTAAAGGCTACAATCCAAAGGATTCTGGAGCACCACGCATAGAGGTCCACGGCATCGGCAACAGAGGAGATGGACAATGAGTGGCATTGTAGATCTGTCGCGCCTTGCTCGTGAAGGCGGAGGTGCACTGGCCGAAGCCTACTCCAATCTGGGCCGCAAATGGACACCTGAATTGCAAGCCATCCAGAAGCGTGTTGGTGAGTTCTATCAAGGCCTTACCTCGGCCAACCCTGAGTACTTTGCAACGTCTAAGGAGATCCCCAAAGGCGCTGATCCAGAGATCATGCGGTTGCTAGCCAAGAAGCATGGGTTTGATCCTGATGAGTTCAAGTATGAACAAGGATCTGTGACGCATCGTCCCACCGGTACATCCATTGGGCCCACTGGTGACACTCCATTGCTTCTTGCAAAGCAAGCACAAGAAGCCCGTGATAAAGGACAAGAGTCCTTAGCTCGTAGCATCATTGACAAGCTCAGGTTTTCAAAAGTTGCCGGGATGGGACCATCTAGTGACTTTTTGAATGCAGACTTGATCGGTGCCGATTCAGGTACTGGCATGGCGCGGAAGCTTTATCCATTCTACTCAGATTGGCTGATGGCCCATCCAGGAACCGGGCTTGAGCAACAAGGTATTACGGGGTCTAACCTTCAGAAGAAGGCCATGTATCAACTTCAGCCATTGGAAAAGTATGGTGAAGGATTCATGAACCGTAGCGAATTTTCCCCAGGCCAACTTGATTCCAATTGGGGTCAGCACAACAACGTCAGCCGGTTGACTGGTTCAGATCTGCCAACTCAAGTTGGTGCACTGAACATGGCTATTGGCAACAACACAAATGCCAAGATCCACACTTTGCTGCAGTCTGCGCACGATGAGCTTGGTTCTCGGCTCTTAGACACTGGTGCTGATACGCCAGAGTTCAAGGCCCTGCTAGCTAAGCTAGACAGAGCCAAGAACGCTGGACTGACCACAACGTCATTTCCATCGAGCAACAATAACTTCCAAGACCTGTCTAGTATCATCAGAGACATCTCAGGAGAGCTCAAGATTGACCAGCCAGTTGGCTACGACAGCCTACGCCGCATGGGCATAACTAACGACGTCCTGAGGAACCCAGATATGGTTCCCCAGGATATTCCTAGTGAGCTAACAAAGGGTCTTGCTCGGGCGAGAGGTGGGCTGGTGACCCAGTCTCGTACACCTCGCGGGCAGTAGACACAGTCCCAAGATGGAGCAAAACTGTCTTGCTTCCGTTGTAACCACCGGCCAAGTTAAACACAAGAGGTGTATCATGAGACTTGCAATGCTCAAAGACCGTGTAGTCGCGCTCCTTCCAGTCAACGTCATTCAAGTATCCGGCACCGTACGGGTCATCTTTGTGAGAGTCCGCACCGGCTTGGTAAATCACAAGATCCCAAGCTTTCTTGCTCAGAGACTCTTTGAGCCGCTCTTGCGCACGTACAAAGTCGCCCGCCGTCGACGACCGGTCCAAAGAACATTGTTCTAGCCAGTCATTCCATCCATGGTGCTCAATCAGGTCTTGAGTGCCATCACCATAGTGGCCATCACCGTCAACAATCAAGACGTTGGCCAATGGGTTCATTGATTTGACCGCAGATGCCGCAAGTGCCAAGCCGTTGAAAGTGCAGTATCCAGCTGAGTGTGCATAGTGAGCATGGTGGAAACCAGACAAAGGCGCAAAGACTGGTTGACGGGTTTGGGCAGCTACGACTGAGGCATGCGTCAAGATTGAACAAGACATCAGTGAGTGATCGTTGGCAACTGGGCTGAAATCCCCGTAACCATTCATGATTTCTCCGCGCATAATGCCACGCACCAGTTCACGGTTATGGATGTTGCACAAAGCTTCAAGCGTTGAGATCTCGCCTTGGACGTCTTGTGTAACGTCAAAGATCTTGTCAACGGCCAAGTTTGCCGCCAATTGGAAAACCTTAGAACCTTTTGACAGGTTGGTTGCGCCAGTGATAGCGCGTGGTGCTTTGTAAATGATCATAATTGTATTCCAGGAATGTTGATTGTATACCTAAGATCATGTTGATCCCAGGAACGACCGGATCCTTCCCAAAGCGTTCTGGCTTCTGAATGAGGATACTCCTCAAGGAAAACGATCCGTTGGCATGATGTATTCAGCAGCAGCTTTGTACAGGTCATGCATGGGCTTGCTGTTACGTAAGCCGTGTGAATTGAATAAACGTCACGGCACTGAAGCAATGCATTCTGTTCAGCATGGATTGCTTGGCATCCATCAAGATTAGTACCACTAGGTGCGTGCGCAGCTGGGCAAGCATGTTGATAAACCAATCGCCTTGTGTTCTGAGTTGGATGGTCTTCCATCCCAGTTGGTTCATTACAATGAGGTTGCCCAGCAGCAACGCCGTTGTACCCAGTAGCAAGCACGTGGCCGCGCTCGTTAAGCAGGACTGCTCCTACATTACGGCGCAGACACGTGGCACGTTCAGCAGTGACCACGGCTAATGCCATGGCCCATGAGTCACGACTAGGACGCACGTTCCCACCACCGTTCTTTATCGCCGGGCGATGTTTCACGAAGCACACGGAGGCACTCCATCAGAACATCTTCGCTCTTGAACATGACAACCGGTGGCTCAACGCTCTGTGGGAAGTACATGGCCTTGCCATACTTCTCAACAATGGCCGTAGCTTCATCCCATTGCTCTTGATAGAGATGAGACGATGCTGCGGTCACATACAACATCCCAGGATGCAACAACGTGCCATACTGTTCGCGGATCCGAGCGCAGATCTTGTATCCAAGCATTGTGAAGTTAAACACGTCATATGGAAGACCCAGCCATGCGTCAGACGACCTCATGAATACGTGAATATTCAGTTCATTGCCTTTGCGGATGGATGCAGTGATTGCCACGGTACAAGGTACATCCTTGGTTGCCGGCGGGTTCTCTTTCCAGATTGTCATGCAAGCTTGGCGTGTATTGACATCGTCAACTAGCTTCCTGCAAACATAGTCAATCTGGGATTCAATGCGAGGACCGTAGGCACCAAAGAACGACTCACCGTTATCGCTGAAATCAGCAATGCGCTTGTTCCAAGGTGCAATATCATCCACCTTGTTACTGCCACTGAGGATCCAGTAGGCTTCAGCGGCCATGAACCGGTAACTGAGCTTGCGTTCAGGTATGGTAAGCACTGGCCACTTCATGTTGACTACCACCCTGTGATGAGGCAGCTCCAGCGTCTGCTTTCCGCGCGGACTTACCTTGTCACCAACAGCCATGATAGCAGCCAGTGTTTTGATCCATTCAAAGTTCATTCGTCTTCATCCTTGATACGTGGATCCGCCAGGAAAAAACCGGCGTAGTTGATGATGTCAAGAGCAGTATCGTTCAATCCTTCAAAGTTAGAGGCTGAACCATCCATTTCTTTGCGGGTAAGTGATACGAAGCGCTCAGTCTTAGTATGCAGCATCTGTGCATAGCTAATGGTCCCAAAAGGGAAATAACCAGTGCGGTCAATCGTGTGCGGATCGCTTTGCCCATGGTTGTAGTCCTCACTCTTCTTGATGCAGAGCAGAGCAGCTGTGGCCAAAGCACCGGGATGACCTCCGCGGCGCTGGAGTTCCAGCAGTAGCAACTTAGTGCCGTAGCCTTTGAGGTCGTCAATGGCATACTGAAATGTCTCACCGATATGAGACACGCCTTCCGGCAATGGTGGTGTCATTCCAGCCATTACTTTGCCGCCCCATTTTGATCATACTTACCGTAGGCATTCAGCAGAGGCTGATTGTAGAAGGCGTTGAACTCTGCCCTGTCCAAAATCGCTTCAGTCTGAGGTGGGACCCAGCCAGGAGGCTTGCACACATCAATGTCAATGCCACGGGCAGTCTTGCCAATGACTTTGGCCATGTTGGCACGTTGGACGTCCTGCCACAGATCTTCCCAAGGAAGACCCATCTCAATGGCAGTTCCCTTGGCAACGTAGACAAGGTCAATCAGTGCATCGGCCATGAGAGCCAAGTTGTTGTTGCCCTGAGCTTCCTTGAATTCATCCAGCTCTTCCTGCATGAACCGTATGCGTTCATGGACTCGCTGAGACGTCACCAACCGCTGAGTCGGATGATTAGAGATTGGCTGCTTGAACTTCTCGTAAAAAGCGCGGACATCTTCCATCTCGTCATAGAAGAACATCCGCTTAATGAAGGTAAGTAGTTTTCTCATTTGCGGCAGACCCAAAGGTTGTTCCGGGCATCATCTGGGTAGAGTGGTGCAAAGAGGCAAGAGATTGCATCATTGTCGTAATATTGTTCCAGCGCCTTACGGACCTCAACAATAGCAGCTTTGGAGGCTCTGTCCGTCTCCGCCTTCCCGATATGCTTGATGTCCATGAAGGTGCCGTAACGTTTTTCGACTGTGAACCCAGCCTTCTCAGTAGCTTTCTGGAGTTCGGGGACAGTGTACTCGTGAATATGGTTCGCTGCATGGCGCACTCCATCGTAGCAAGGTGTTGACATCAGCATGATGCCGCCAGGTTTGAGAGCTGCAAAGCAAGCTTTGAGCATCTTTGCTCCGTGCTCTACCTTCATGTGCTCAATGACCTCGAAGTGAACCACAATGTCAAAGCCACCAGCGTTTTCACCTTTGAGGAGCTCTTTGTAGCGCTCAACAAAGTTGAATTCACCGAGGAAGTTCAAGCGTCCAGCATTCGATGGCTTGAGCTTGTTCAGATCAACGCCAGTGTAATGCAAGACATGGGGAGCAGCACCTCCGGTCAGGATTTTGCTCAACGGTTTGTCCTCACCGCATCCGATTTCAAGGACGCGGTCTTTGACAGTGATGAACCGTCGAGCATAGCTCCAGCGCCAGAAGTGCGCAGAGTAATCACGACCCAGCGTTTTCCCATGCCCATTGGCGTGGAGCTGAGTCGTGTCGTAGTCGCGATCGTCGCGATTCTTTTCTTTACGGGTGGTAGCCATTATTGGTGGGTCCTCAGCAGAGTTTTTCCACGCAGGCTTACTTGGCGTCGGGCGGATTCATGCCCTTCTTGGTCAGATCCTTACGGTACCAAGCAACGTAGCTGCGCTTGTTGTCGTCCAGGCCAAACTTGGCTTGTACTTTCTCGAAGATCTTGTTGTCGGTCAGCTTGTCATCCATGATCAATTGCTTGAACAGGGCAGCAGCAGTCTCGGCTGGGACCTTCTTCTCAGGTGCGCCGTCAGCAGATGCTTTTGCAGCAGTCTTTTTGGCGGCGGGTTTTGCTGCAGCAGACTTTGCGGCAGGCTTTTCCGTTTTAGCAGCGGACGCTTTTTTGGCAGTTGCCATTTGGATTTCCTTAGGGGTCAGTTTAACAAGGCGGCCGAGTTCTTCCAAGGCCTCCGCGGATGCCCCGACAGACATTGCATACTGTGCATAAAGCGCAGCGCAGCGTTCCGGCGGGTAATCAGTAAGCTGTTGGTACAACTCACTGAATGCTTTACTGGGCATTGATTCAACATTGAAGCCGTTCTCAATGCTCAGCGGAATGAATTCTACAGTGCTTCCACCGCGTAGTGCTAAGCACGTGCGGCGCTGCAGATCTGCACAAACGGCAGGAAATTTGGTGACTGGAGACAGTTTTGACATTTGGTTCCTCAGCGTTGATGATGATCATATTGTATCATGATTTATGACCGCTTGCGCATCTTAGCATATTTTTGCAGTCCACTGAACAACGTCTTCTGGTCCTTGTCTTTCACGTGGAGCATATTCCATACGTACAAATCAATTGTGTTATCAGCAACAAAGACGTGGACAAAGACCCGTTTGTTTTTGTTGCCTTGGCGGCGGACCCGGCGGATGAACTGGTCGTACACCTCTCCGTCCCATGTCAACGTGAACCACGCCACGTTGTTGCCGGCATCTTGCAGATTCAGTCCGTGGCTCATGCCTTGCGGCTGTGCAAACAGTACATCAATTTCACCGTCATTCCATTTCTTTTCAAGATCTCTGAACTTGCTGGCTGGGTAGTCACTGGAAAAGACGGCTTTTGGGAATGCTTTGCGCAGACGCTCTTCCTCATGGGTAAACTCATAAGCCACAAGCAGCGGTTGGCCTTGCAGCTCATCGATGAGGTCTCCAAGTGCCACAATCTTTTCGTCATGCAGCTCCATCCACTCCCTGGACTTTTTTGGAGGCTGGAGCAGGTTAGTAACCTCAGGCGTCAAGAAGACCGCACCAGAGGCCATCTGACGGCACTTGCCCATGGCAACACCGGCATTCTTTGCTACCACCTTGCCTTCGTCTAGCTCAGCGATCAACTTGTCTTCAAGCTTAAGGTAGTTCAGCAAAGCTTTTTCAGGAAGCTCCACACGGATGACGTTCTCTATGAGAGCAGGCATCTCAATGTAGTCTTCGGCAGCCATCCGCAAAACCAGTGGATTCAGCTTTTCAAAGATGAGTTCATCTGACCCAGGTTTCAAATCCCAGCCAAATCCATTCCATGATGGCGTGAAGTACGTCTTGTAGAAGTGGGTGATGTACTGTCCAAAGCTCCGGCCTTGGTCCAGCATGTAGGTCTGAGCAAACAAGTGGATGTAACCGTTAGCTGCTGGAGATCCCGTCAGGCCCCACCGCCTGTGGAACAGTCCAATGACCTGCTTCATTGCTTTGAACCGGTCAGATCCATGGTTTTTGAATGCGGTCAGCTCATCAATGACAAGTGTCCCAAAGCCAAGCGCCTTGACCCGCTTCATATCAACTGAGACGGCATTCTTTCCAGTCCGTGGCGACTTGACCTTGGTGACGCCAAACAACCATTCAAGGCCGGCTGGGTTGATGACGTAGATGTCAGCCTTCTCTTTCAGCAGAGCATCCTTGTTGGGTCCATGCAAGACCACAATCTTGAAGTCCTTAAAATCAAGCCACTTCTCTGCTTCTCCAGGCCACGTAGCATGAGCAACGCGCAGTGGAGCAATGATTAGTGTCTTATCTTCTTTTCCGGCCTTGTACAGTAGCTTCAAGGCTGCTAGTGTTATTGATGTCTTTCCCAGACCCGGATCTAAGAACAATGCTCCGGCTCCGTGTTCCAGCAGGAATTTGACTGCTTTCTTTTGATAGTCGTGCGGCTTCCACGGACTTGGCAAGCGTTTGAAGAGCTCTATCTGCATTTGTGTGTGTCTCCACTTGATACCCAAGGACTTTCAATTCGCGGTGTATTTCGGCTTGCTTGGGTTCCGGTACATAGCCTTCGCGCTTGAACTCAAACAATATTGGGCGACCACCTGGAAACCAGATGATGCGGTCTGGATACCCTGTGTCGCCCAATATACTGAGCTTGCTTACCTTAAGGCCGTAGCGGTTCCAAGCTTCGCGAACGAACTTGTTTTCCTCATCGACCTCTTTGTCTCTCATTTCAACACAACAGTGGGATTATGTGCAAGGATTTCGCGCAAGTGAAGAGCTTGGCTTATTGCATCGTCCAGTGCATTGTGGTACGTGCCAGTGCGGACAATCTTTGGCACGTTTGGTGCAGTATTCTTGATGGTGCGATAGCACCGTCCGTTGTATGGGATCCATCCTTGTTTGACTCCAGCCGCTTTGTAGGCAGCTGCAAGAATGGCATTGTCAAAGTCAGCACCATTGCCCCAAACCTTGACGCCAGTAGCCTGGCTCAGGAACGTGTTGAATTCAGTCAGCACCTGGTTCAAGCTAACGTTGTCAAGCATGGCATCTGTGCGGACCTTGTTGGCCTCGATGCTTTGCTTGTCCCACCATTTGACCGTATCTGGGTCAATATGCAGGCCAGCTTCAATGCAGTTTTGAGTATTGACAACTTTGTAAAACCGTTCGCCAAGTTCAGACTCATCAAAAAACACAGCACCAATGCTGAGGATGACGCATCCAGGCACTACGCCAAGCGTCTCAAGATCTACCATTACATGTTTCATTAAATTCCCCTTGTTGATTCACCGACCAGCTCACCAGTGTTGGCACGCACTTGAACCGCACGGTCGTCGTACAGTTCAATCATGCCATAGTCCTTGACACAGGTGATGGGCAAGATTTCACCGAGATGCTCTTTGCACCATGCTTGAATGGCAGTAATTGCCAAACCGCAGCCTTTGATACGTTCAGAAGGCAGGCCAACACCTGGGATAATTGCCCACTCACCATGAAATGCTGTTGGTGCTGCAAAGGCAACTGGAAACACACGGGCAGTGAAAATTCGCACATCACGGCCCTCAGCACGCCACTTCTTGACTAGTTTAACCATTGGCGCAATGGGCTCACCGCAATGCGACTCATGGACCCACTTGTCATAGGTTGCCAGCGTACCATCAAAATCTACTCCAATCCATCCGTGACTCATAATTCCTCCTTAGTACTTGCACAAACCAGGACCACCTTTGGCTTTGCCGCTTTGTCCATAAAAGCACCAGTGACATTTGTCATTGGGCTTAGCAACAAAGGATGTGTCGGCAAACATTGGTTTCACACGTTTTTCCCAAAGCTTTTTGAGCTTAGGAATGTCAGTGCGATCGTAAACTATTTCCTCATCCGGCATAGGATAAGTCATGCCTTGGTCAAGATACACAAGCCGAGGCTTCACGTATTCAATGTATGGATGCAAAAGCAATGCGGCCAGTGCGTACAACTGGAGCTGCTCAAGATATTCCTCATGCAGTTCTGCACGCATCTTGCCAGACTTCCAGTCAGTAACAATCATGATGTTGTTGGCTTCGACGTGGGCAGCATCTAGCTTGATACGGACCCAGCACTTGACCCAGTTATTCCACTCAGTCCTGTCCCACGTATTGGTGAATGCCCAGTTGTCTTCAACCGTGATACCAACAGCACGCTTCTTGTAGAGCAGCCGTAGCTTCTTGAACTCATCAGCAAAGAGCTTGAGTTCTGCTGGCAGCTTTGTGATAACACCTTTGAGGTACTGCTCAGCCGTTGTGTGGATGTCAGCACCACGTTGCATGGCGTCGTTCTTTGGCTCTGCAATCTTCATCAAAGCCGAGAGCTTGAACTTTAGTGGACATTGTCTCCAAAGAGAGTACCGGCTGAAGCTCCAAGAAGTAACTTTCATTTTATCGGTTGCCATATAGCAGTTTGCCTTTCTTGTCGTAATCAATCAAATCTGCCCATGACTTGTCAGACCATGAACCTTCACTGAGCATTGGGACGTCAAACTCAATGCCCTCCATCGTAACTCTCAGACGCTCCATGCTGTCCTTGATTGTCTTCTTAGGAACTGATGCCGTGAGCTGGTCATGGACATTGAGCAAGAGTCTCTCACCGGGTTTTTTAACTTTGTGCCAGCGGATGATGGCTTCTTTTGTGCAGTCTGCAGCTGAACCCTGGATCAACGCGTTTGGCAGCTTGTAGCTGAATTCCATTGTGCGGCCGTTGATCATCTTAGGCTCTTCGCAATAGTATTCACGGCCACCCCACGTCTTGATTGGGATATTGTTCTTGGCACGTTGCTTCATGTCCTTGTACATGTCCTTGAGCCCTGGATACAGCAAAAGAATTGCTTTCTTGAGTTCGCCAGCGTCTTCGACTGACATGCCATTCTTCTCAGCTAGCTTGCCCACGCCCATGCCGTAAATCAATCCCAAGTTGGTGTTCTTGACTGGCTTACGTTCATAGAACTTGCCCATTTTTTCCAGCTCAGCTTTGGCATAGTCGTGGAAGTCAATCCATGGATTCTCGTTGTATTTGTCCATGAGCTCACCACCATCGAAGTGAGCCAAGATCCGAGGTTCTTGCTGCGAGTAATCTCGGTCAATCAAGACGTCGCCATCCGTATACGGAATGACGTAGCTTCTGCATTGAGGTAAGTCTGGAAGATCCTTGAGCGGACACTTTGGCAGCTTAGGATCCTGATGGTGCCACAGGTTGTCAAAGTCCTTAGGCATGTTCATGAACCACGTTGCAGACAAGCGCCCGGTCCGTGTTCCTATGGCCGTAGCGCCTTCTGCCGATTTTGTCTGGTTCCAGCTTGTGAAGATGTACCCGCCTGAATTAGAGGCCATTTCCATCCATGGGCCCATGAACGTACCAACGCACGTTTTCAAGCTGGTGCGGTACTTGAGCATGGCCAGAAGCACCTTGTCAGATACTCCTACAAGCAGCGCATCCTTGTTAGTCTGGTATTTGCCAGTAGCCGTCAGTGGCATGAGTTCTTCATCGACCTTGCCGGCAGCAATCATGGCTTTCATCAACTCATCGCCAGAATTCAGGTTGATGTCTGGTGGTGCCTTGAGCGTCTTGATAATCCAAGCATCGATTTTGTGCTGCCAAGCCGTGTAGTCCAGCACATCTTTGACCAGCCTCTTGTAATCGACACGGATGCCTTCGCGCTCCATGGACAGCAAGATGAGCATGAGCTCACGCTCACGGTTGTACGCGCTATACATTCCACGCTCAACAATGCTTTCGTACAACTTCAGGAAAAGACCCTCGGTGCGGTCAGTATCGCCTTCAGCATATTTGCCCACAATGTCAGCTGGTGCAAACGCAATGTACTTACCAAAGTAGTGCTCAGAAGCCTTAGACTTGCTGATCTTTATATCTGGTATTGGCTGGTTCTCTAGGAGCCAGTCTCTGACCTCATCCTGCTCATCTGGAGACATAGAGAGGAGCCGTTCTGCAGACGGTTTAAGACCCAACTCAGTTTGGTTTGGATCATCTAGAAAGACCAGAAACAGGGTATCGTGGATCTGTTGCCAAGGCAGCATGGGAAGGCCCATGTGGGTTTCAGCAACGTCTATATCAAACTTCCCGTTGTGGAAGATGACGCCATCATTGCTGTCCCAGACTTCTAGCAAAGCATCTCTGGCTTCGCCCCATGAGCAGTTGTTTCCAATGACGTGGCCCCAAGCATAGTACTTGGATTTCTTGCCGGGCTTTTTGATTGATACGCCGACTGGAACCGGAGGGTACACTGGTCGAGCCAGAATCCCCATCGTTTCAAAGTCTACGGTGGGTCTGGTGCTTTTCATGCGTTGTTGACTATTTCATGACGCTCACGGTGAGCGCGCAGGTAGTTGTAGCGTGAATGGATCCGCAGCATGATGGTGGTACTCTTGCGAGGCCCGGTCTTTTCTGCCTTGAGGAGACGCAAGCATTCAGCTTCGTCTGCAACGTTCATCAAATGCTGGTTGAGGTCTGCCCACGTTCGTAAGACTTCATCTTTGTGCTTCATGGAGCTTCACCAGTTTGGGTATCACTTGCCATTGGCATTGATACTACGGTTGCTGGTACTCCATAGGAGTTATTGGGGCTTGGCGGTGTTGCAGGTATTGAAATAGGAGTGGTACCAGTTTGTACTGTTCTAAACGTTGGAGACTTGAACACCAGTTTCACAAGTTCGACAGCATCTTGGCGGCGCAGTTCTGCCAACTGAGCTTTAAGGTCTACAAGATCCATCTTTTGCTCACGCTCAATGACCTTATTCAGACGTTCATCAAGCTTGGCGTGGCACTCAATCTGAGTCAGCAAGTCTTTGTTTTTAGACTCAAGTTCTGTGATTCTTGATTCACGTAACTTGATAACACGCTGATCAGTTTCACGTTGCTCTCTAAGCAACTTAAGTTGTTCAAGCTCTTTGGCCAACACTTCGCCAACATGAGCTGGCAGTGTTTTCTTGATAATCAGGTGTATTTCTTCAGTCATATCAGTCATAGTCTTCTCCATCCTTTTAGAACCTCACTGATCATGCCGGGTCATCAGCCCTGCCGTCGTCTTGATGAGGACTAAGCGTTACTACGCCAACCAGATCGGTTCTAAAAAGACCCTGAGTCGAAGCCCAGGGCAAAGTGGGACCCGTGCGCAATCGCAACAAGGTGTCCACAGGGAGGTAATCAGTACTTGCGCTTGCTCACAACTTTTGCGGCAGGCTTGCCGGCAGCTGCTTTGCGCGAAACAGGACCGCGGACGGGCTTTTCTTCTTCCTCGTCAGAGATCTTATATGGAGACTCAATGGTCGCCGTTGCTTCGGTCTTGCGCTCCATGATGACTGCCATCAATTCACTTGGCACGTTGCCCAGTGCTTCGAAGGTGACACGGAACTGGCTCTTGGCATCAGGCACGAGGCTGATCTTGGTGAAGACACCTAGAGGAGGACGCTTCAAGGTAGTTGCCAATGTCTTGACGTATGCAGCATACGCTTTGACAGAGGTCACTGGGAGCTTCATGAAGCCAATTTCAGATGCGCGGTAAGCATCTTCATCTTCTTCCGGTTCAAAGTCGCCAGCCTTATTGATGTTGCCAGCAGAGATCAAGCCAAGACGCCGGATGTTTCGGCATGCTTTGCCCTTGCCCTTGTCAGCGGTTCCAAACTCGTTCATGTCACAGCCCTTGCAGGCGTCAGACTGGTTGGTGCCGGTTTCAATGGTATTTTCGTGGGGAACCATTTCGGATTCATCACGTCCAAATGCAAAGCACTTGGGACCTTTGGGTTCATCAGGGTCGTAGTCCGATCCGTAGTAAACGTTCTCAAGGATACTGTCCAAGACAATGGCAACCATTTCATTGCCTTTAATCGGAGAGTCATTCCACGTGAGGATGCCGCCTTTGGTGCTGAAGAAGTTTCCGGTCGAAGTGCTGGCTTCAACCTTTGCTGCAGCTTCGGCCTGCTTGGCAAGTTCTTCGTCCCAGTTTGCCACGGCACGTGATGTACTGGGCTTTGCTGCGGTTTTGGCCGCAGGCTTTGCTGTCTTAGTTACCATGAAGGTTCCTTAGTGGTCAGAGGTTAGTAGTAAGTTCCGGGCTTTCCTGGATGTCAACCTCAGAATCGCTGAGGTGCCGAGATGCGTACTATACCTTGTTCAGGGACAGCGTAACGACTTTGAACGGCTCCACGCCAGGAACCTTTTTGCCGGCTTCCCAGATCTCTTTGATGCCGCCAGGTGACAGCCGGTTCTGCATAAGATCCCAGCGCTTGCTTTTCACAATGTACGCATGGAAGGCATCAGCATCTGCAATCTGAGGTTCGTCGCGAGTCACAACAGTGACGCGAGCAATCTTGCCGGCAACGCCAGATGCTTCGGACTTTGGTAGCACTTCGATGATGTGAGCTTTCAAAGCTTTTTCTTCTGCTTCGACCTCATCGACCAGCTTCTGGCCTACCAGCCGTTTTGCTTTCAGTTCATAGAGCTTGTCGGCGCATTCACCGATGGCCTTGGGGAATTTGTAAACTACTGTCTTGGTTGCCATGTTGATCCTCAGCGTTGGTTGATGAAGGTTTGATTATAGCAAACTGCTGCATACTTGTAAACAACTATTTTAATCTCTCCACTCATTAGTCGGCAAATGCTTGGTGACATCAACGTGGTTTTTGTGTCGCTTCTCGAATGGTATCATTGTCTCTTTGGTCTTAAATCTATGATTGTTTGCGCATACACGCACTCTATGCGGCGTACCGTCTGGCTGAATACGTGTGGACTCCACTGCGGTCCATGCTTTACACTCAGGGCATTTCATCAATGGCTCCTATTCTGATGAGTGGTGCACTTAATGCTTGTGCAAGGTCAAGCATTGCAGCCTTGAAGGCATTGTCTGTCTCCACAAGGCGATCCTTCCAGAACAGATCACCATTGGGAGCAATTCGGATTACCTCTATGAGTGTGTCGTTCCTGATGGTTAAAATGTCAGGTGTAGCAGCAGGTGCTGTTGACTGGCAAATGGCGGTTGTTGTGAACACTCGACGCTCAGTGCCAAACACTCGACCAACTTCTTGCTGAAACGGTGTAGGAGCCAACGCCTGCTCAAGTGCTGTCTGTAGTGCTGCACGAGATTCCAAATAGGTTTTGTCGGTTCTGTCATGGCATACGTCCCAATCAACCGTGCCAGCCAAATCGTCAGCCATCTGATCTGCCAATCGCATCAGTTGTTCAATCATGTCTGTTCCTTTCTTGCGCGTATGGCGGCGGCAAAGTCATGCAACCACTGTGCGTTTACGGTTACTTCCCCAAAGGGAGTGCTTTCCCCACCTTCTGGAAAACAATTTTCGATTTCTTCAAACGTCAATGGCGCACGCTCCCGCAACACTGCTGCGACTACTACTTCGCGGAGTTGGGTGGCTGTGTAGATAGGTTGCCAATCAAGTTGCGGTGAACACATGGCTTTGGTTTCTGGCCTTGCAAACATCCAATAGCCTTCCAGCTTCGGGTTTGGCTCTAACCATTGCCGATACCCAACAGGCTCCGGCATCTCCACACCCGCCAGCAGTTCAGCAGTCCACTGTTCGCGCAGGAGGGCGGCGAAGCGGTCAACAAAACTTGCTGGTATGTTTCTGAAAAACTGATAGCCACCTATTTCAACAATTGACGCACCTGTTTGCTCGGCCAGTTCAATGTTGGTCATTCTTTGCTCCTGATGTTGTGGGCGGCTAACTGATTGCTGCAAAAATCCCCTTCGTTGACCCAACAAAGAATTGTGTCGCCAGCATTGGTCAGTGCGTTGGTTGGCATATTGATGTTGTGGCCCCACATTATTTTTTCTTTGTCCATCGTCACGCGCTCCATGCGAATCGGCTGCGGCTCACTGGCTGGCTGTGCTGGCGCTGCGCGAAGGTCAACGTCCTGATGACTTGTGGCAATCTGGCATGAGTTGCATATCACCGCTTCCGCTTCTTCTTTGGTGGCAAAGCGTTTCCCTCTGTGAGGGTCGGTATTGAAAAAACGGCAATCAACCTTCCCTTCGCCGGTATACCAACCGCACCATGCGCTCGTGCATTCAATCATCCAGTAAGTCTGTGGCACCGGCTCCACCGGCTTGCACACTTCATCTATTTGGTCTTTAGTCATCATGTCTTTCATTGCAATCACCGAGAGTGCGATGGCTTTTTGTGGGGTGTCTGCCCATGCGTCTGCATAAGCGTCTTGCGGGATGTCAATCGCTCCAGAAAACCAACCGCCTTGTTTTGGGTAGTGCATCGGGAATGCTTCGTACCTTTCCGCTATCGGCCCGATGACGTTCCAGTCGCGGTAGTCGAATGCGTACCACTGCGGGTATCCACTTTGGTCATCGCCAATATCAATCATAAAGTGGTCAATCCACCAACTACCGAAGTCGTCTTCTGCCCACCCAATCGCCAGCGCGAGGGCTTTGGATATTTCAAGGTCGGTCATGTCATGATCCTCCGCGCAGCCCAGCCAACGCCTTTGATGCAAAACCACACGCATATCATTACGATTGATCCTAGCCATGCTAGGAGGATCCCAATGTAAAAGATGATGAACAAGATACCGGCAATGCCGTACTTGATTGAGTCCCAAAGTGTCATTTCACCGCCTCCAGTTTTCTGTTGATCCGTGCAATCACCTCATTAAAGTATTCCCGTTCAGCTTCAAGATCCTCAAGGTCCTCTGCGTATTCATTGACGTCTGGGCAACTTCCCATTTGCGTATGCAAGTCAGAAATAGCAAGCTCCAAAGCACGGCGCAACATTTCCAACGATTTCTTGCCGGTGAATGTGATATTTGGTGTGCGAGCTTTTGTCATGCTTGCCTCTTTGCTTTGTCTGTACCCAGCAGCGTTTTCTGGTAGGCGGGTTTACGGTGTTCAGCGCAGCAGACAAGGATGATGTCGTCGCCACGAAACCAGCTGGTCTCTATGGCAAACCGCTTTGACATCTTAGATGGGCATCCTGGATAGTCACATGGACGTGCCTGAGCTTGCTTTTTGGTCACTTTGGATCCTTGTTACAAGGACATTCTGCAGCGCCCAAATACTTTCCATTTGGCTGCAGTGGATTTTGATCTGAGCACCATGATTTATGCATTAAATCCTTGTTCTGGATCCTGCGGCCATCGGTCTTGTCGTAGACGCATGGGCAGGTGTACATGGCAATGTAGTTGGCCTTCTTGCCAGCTTGGCGCTGCTCAGGAATTACCTGAGAGACCGGTATGTTGAACATCTCAGCAGCCTTCATGGCGTGAGGATCTTGATCAGAGTACATTCTGCAGTTCCAGTGTCTTGTCCATGAGATCCCGAGTTGCTTCCATCTCAGTGGCTCCGCGGCCAACAGGCGCATTTGGATTCTCGTAATCGTGATTGTTCCACACCGCAGACCAGTCAAAGTCACGGCATGGGACAGGAGGATTTTCAAAGATTGTTATGATTGTCATGCTGCAATTATATCAAGCAATTGATGTGATGTAAACATCTAGTTGAAAGGGCCGAAGCCCTTCCATTTAGACCGTAGCTAGAGCCCGTTCGAATGCAGTGCTCTTGAGAGCATCGCCGCGACCAAACCATGCAGATGCCAGACGAGCATCGACAGTCTGCGACCGTGCAGAGTGATCGACGAACTCCGTCACGCCGTTGACCAGACCCCACATGGTGCCGTTGGCGCCGAGCAAGGTTCCGCCCATGGCAGACTTGGTGAACAGATCCATGATCTTGGTGAACTGGCGGCTCTTGCGAACGTTTTCACCAAGGACCGTTTTGGTATCAACCAAGAGAGACTCGACGAACTCGCCAGCAGCCATGTTGCTGACCTGCTTCTTAGCCAGTGAACGTGCAGCCAGCATGAACTTGCTGAACTCGCCAGTAGCCAAGCCAAGCTCAGCCTTTGCATCTTCAGGACGGAAGACGCTGGTGTGCTTCAGCGTGAAGCTCTTGTTAGCATCCTTAGTCAGAGCCATCGACAAGGTGTTGTTGCACACGACACGGACGGTGGTGAACTTGGCAGTTGTTGCCAGAGTACCATCGCAGCTGGTAGACAGAAGCAGATAACCACCGACACGGTCTTCGCCCATGACCACCGCATCGCCGCCGATTTTAGCCAGTGCCCAGAAGCGCTTGCCATCAAACAACACGCCTGCAGTATTGAGGACATAACCGTTGGCCTGAGTAAGGTCACGGAAGAATTCAAGCACTTCGCCCGGCTGGACGATCTTGTACTTGGGCGATACGATGCCAAGAGCAGCCTTCGTGTCAGAGCGGAACAGAACATGTGCGCCTTCAAAGATCTGCTGTTTATCGCCTTCGCCGTAACGGACGCGGCTGCGTTTGACAGCCCAGTCCATGCCAGCAGCCTGCTTCCAGGTCTCGATCGATGCACCAGCTTCCAGGGATTGGCCCAGACCATGCCACGGGGTTTCGCCCACGTAAGCCATTTCAGCAAACCCGTTTTTACGAGTAGATACAGCAGCAACCATTTTTAATCCTCAGCTTTCATTCACGTTGTACCGCAATATCGCGGTATGAGTGTATTGTATCAAGCTCCCAGGTATTTGTAAACAGATATTTGTGGGAATTTCAAAAATTTTTACTGCCAAGGAGACCGCTTCGGCGCCCGCTTGAATTTAGGCAGCTGCTTAACCCGTATCCATCGACCGTTGTCACAAACCCACTTAGTGCCGTTGGGATCTTCCACAAGCCTTGGCTGCTGGAGATGCTTCACGATGAACTGAATGGGATCTTGTGTCATGACATGTCTTCCTTAGCTCTGAACCCTTTGAACACTGGAAACCGTGGAGCATCCTTGCAGCCGACTGGGAAGTACTTGTAGGTCAGGACTTTTCCAATGAGCTTGGGGTCTCCCCAGATTGCAGCCCTTTGTGCGTCAGTAAAACCTGAGCCAACACCAAACTCCATTCCTTTGAAAGGTCCATTGATTCCGCGGACTTGGAGAGTACCCATAGTGTTCGTACCAACCATGCCGGACTTTTTGCTTGAGCGTTCAAGCTGGCCAAGAGCGTTCTTGATAGCCGTGTTACCATTGTGTAGTTTCTCTTCCATGCCTATCACAACAGCTTCGGCATCTGCAAAGCGTTTTAGCTTGATCAATGCTCCTTCGTTGAGTGTAGACCTGCCTTGCTTGTATTGTGACCCTAGGGACCTCATAATGAGTCCCTCGTACCCTTCTGTCAGGTAATGTTCTTCCAGTTTGAGGAGCTGCTCGGCACTATAGATGATGTGCTGCTTGACCTGGATGATGTTTTCAGTTCCACACATGCCGGCTAGCTTGACCTCAAGCCTCTGGTCTCTGTCTTGGAACGATGCCATGCGGTCGTACAGGTCAAACACGTGGAACTTGAAGTCAGGTTCTCCAGCTTTAGACATGACTGCAGACTGGGTTGTCTGGAACACATCCTTGGCCGTTGGCGACCCGACAATCAATTCACCGTCCAACCCATCGAGTTTGAGGAACAAACCCAGGCTCTTTTGGATATGGACGTTTGGTATTGGCTTTAGGTTTCGGCTGACTAACTGGCCATCCTGAACTAAGCACCGTACCCCATCTAATTTCGCCGATACGGCCACGGGGTACGTTAGTTGCTGTGGATCTCTTATAGTTACGCCGAGCATTGGCTTGAATTTCACCGGCCCCTCCCTTCGCATTTGGGGCAGCGCATTTCGTGGCGATTGAAGCCTTTGCCGGCTTCGATTTTTCCCGTCCCATCACAGTTTTTGCATCTTGCTTCATAATCAGTCTCGTACTTCATTGCCGCTTGGTACGCCTTACGGATCTCGGTAAACACCACAACGTTGGCGTCCGGGTTACTGTCAGGATGGTGCTGCTTGGCAAGCGTCCTCCATCGTGCTTTCAAGAATTCAGCCCCGCATTTTGGGACAACGCCAAGTATGTTGTGGTGTTTCGTCATAGTTTACTTTTCAGCAGCCTCATCGCCCGTTGAATCTTGGGCACCAAAAATCTCATTGAGATATTCGATCAGCTGATCTTTGGCGACCGGTACTTCGTGCTCTTCAATCGTCACGTCCTTCTTCTTGACCTCAAACGTGGCAACCATTTCATCACGGGTTTCACGTGCCAATGCATTGGTACCAGCGATCCGTGTCGCCAGTACCTCGTCACCGTCCTTTGCAATTACCTTATAGCAGCGCATAGAGATTTCCTCAGGTTCAGCCCAAAATCAGGCAGAAACCTATTCTACGCCGTCGCTGCTAAGCTTTTTGCCTTTGAGCGCCACCATTCTGTCGTAGTGCACCAAGAGGTCAAGCAAGCCTACTACGATCGGGCGAGCAAGCTCGATGTCCAAAGGTCCACGCATCTGGAAAACCAGGTCTACCTTCTGGCCTTTTTTCTTGATGACTGCCTGCACGTGGTCGTCGACGATGAGCTCATAGCCGGTGACCTCCGTGTAGTATGGGTCTACATGCTCACGAATTTGGTGCACTGGGTGTCTCCTGTGGATCTGTGGGTGTAGTAGCTGCTATGGGTTCGCTGACAAACTCCACTCCATCGATGGTCCACGCCCGTGCAGCAACCAGCTGCGCAAGGTTTGGTATCGGCTTTGGATGGTCGATGACCAGTACAATGACTGTCTTCATTTCAGTACTCCTCGTCGCGTTCGTACTCAGGATAGTCGGGTTCCATGCCATCAACCACTTTGTTCTGGATCCACTCGATGTCACGAGCAGTCAGGTTCTTGAACTGGTCAACGCCGTCCTTGTCGATGGCACTCAGCAGCGCGGTATACCCAGGCGAACCCGGATGTTCACGCGTCTGGCACTCTTCCTTCTCAATCTCGAATTCACAGGTAAGGTCCATGTCGACTTCGTCTTCACCGACAGTCACTGTGATAACTTGAATTAGTCCAGGCATATTTGTCCTCAGCAGGTTGCCGCATCAATCATGCGGTATGACCATTATACCATGCACCTAGCAGCTTGTAAACCACTATTTTAGATATACATGAACAAGTCATCCACAATTTCAATTGCTTGTGGGTTCTTGTAGTCTACTTTTCTTGCTGTACCATTGGCATACGGAGGATCGTTCTGCATACTGGGATCCTTCATGGCTTTTCTGATAGCTGCAGCACGTGACATCTCATCAACAATTTTGATACAGGTGTGTAGGCCATCAACTTTTGGCCGGCGAATAACTAAGTACATCATGTTTATTGTCCAATCATCAGGTTCTTTGCTGCGGCACCCATTGGGCGGTGAATGGATTCGCCGGCAGCAGCTTCTTGGCCTGCGTGGTACCCAGCGGATCCAAGTTGCTTCTTCTTGACATCAGCTTGCTTGCTTTCGCCAGCTGGGTCTGCTTTCTGTTCGATTAGAGCCTTGACATCGTCAGCCACTGCAAACTCATGGACTGTCTTGCCGATAGTCCGTACCCAGCCGGTGCAGAAGCCATCGATCTGGACCGTCTTGTTCTGGCGGCTCATGTAAGGGTTGGTCAGTGTCTTGGTGAACTCAGCGCGTGCCTTCAGGAGCTTCCGCTGCATGACTTCGGCCGTGTACTGGGCCAGTTCAACCTGGCTTTTCAGACCAATGAAGATGTAAGCTCCAAATGGATCCTTCATCCAGCTACGAGCATGACGCCACATCAGCTTGCAGCCAAACGCCTTTGCCACTGTGCTCATCAGGTCCAGTTCCCAGGGATTGACCTTGGAGACGCTGACCTTGGACTTGACATCGACCTCGTCAATGTCTTGCATCTTGATGTCCATCTGGCTGATGCCATGGATCTCCATGAGCTTCTGAGCTTGGCGCATTGCAGCAGCTGCTTCATGCGGTTCAGAAGACGTGGCCAAAGCCAGGCATTTCTTGATCTTGGAAAGAATCTTTTCGTCGGGTTGTGTAGTCATAAGGTCCTCAGCAGGTTGGTTAATGAAGTATTGATTATACAGCAGCCTGTGCTGCTTGTAAACAACTATTTGCAATCTCTTCGGAGGATGCAGTCATAGCGTCGATGTTCAGCTGAGGAGCGTCGGTGGGCACGGATTCTCCTGTACAGCGGTCTTACACCACTTGCTAGACTGCATCCACCGAAGAGCCCTCTTGCGAGGGATCCTCGTGGCTCTTAGATACCGGTGTGGCCTTTGCGACGCAGTTCGCAACGGTACCATGCTGGGTAGTGCTTCTGGTTAGCACCCAAGACAGGGTTCTTGCCGCTGGACATTTCGTCCCAGATTTGCTGGTTGGTCATGCCAGCCAGAATCTTAGCGCGGATGATGGCCGAAGTGCCGGTCTGCTTCTTTTCCACTTTGACCGCGGCAGGCTTAGCAGCTTTGGTTTCGGTAGCAGCTGGTGCGGCTGCAGCTGGTGCGCCGTTCTTGGCAACGAACTTCTTTGCGCCTTCGATGTCGCAGTAGAAGGTACCGTCGCGGCGGACGATGAAGTCGTCATAATCAGACTTGGTGACGCCAATTTTGCGCAGGGCAGAAGTGGCAGAATCGCGTGCAGCGTATTTGGTGGCGTTTGACATGTTCATGGTTTGGTCCTCA